GTCGATGGTATCACGCCCTACAAGCAGTTAGCCCTTCGGGCGCGGAGGCGCAGACTTCACGGGCTTGCCGCCGACGAGCAGCGATAGAGGGAGCATACCCCGCCGGCAGGTAGGACAGAGCGTCGCAGGCTCCTCGTCCCGAACAAGCACCCATCGGCGCCCGCAGGCTGAGCAGATCACTTCCCCTCGGCCTTCCGCTTGACCCACAGCTTGTCACACCTCTCGCACAGCATGAGGCGTAGGCCAGGATAGCCGGACACCACGGGAATGTAGGGGTCGCGGTCATTCCAGACGGCTATCCCGCCAAGGTCAACCGAGGCAGCCTCACAATCGTGTAGAGGAGTCTCGCGCTGTCCAACAGCCAAGACTGCTCCCGACAGCAAATCACGTCGATTCATGGCTTCCCCTCCGGGCTCGCGGGCTGCACGGCGGCGAGGGCGGCGCGCCATTTGTCCCTTGCTTTCTTGGTGTGAAACTCCGCGCGCAGAAAATCATCGTCACATTTAATCTGTCCAAGAAGCACATAGGTCATCGCCACTAAGCCCTCACCCTCCTTCACCACCTGCGCGAGCTGGGCCTCGGCCTTGTCTGCTCTCGAATCCGCTTGCGTCGCGGCTTCCTGGAGTTGTGCGAATCGATCCTGTGCTAGTTGCAGCCGACCGAACATGAGGAGTCCGATGCATCGTCCACACAGAAGTCCCCCACCAGGAGGCTTCCCGTGCGGCCGGATCTCATTCCACATCGCGTCCGGCAGCATGACGTCTTCGCGGAATTCCTCTCCGCACGCCTGACAGGGGCAGCCCGAATGGCAGCCGCGTAGCAGCTCCACCTCAGCCCGCAGCTTTGCATTCTCCTCGGCTAAGTACTGGCGCTCGCTCATGGCTCCCCCGGGCTCGCAGGCTGCGCAGCGGCAAGAGCCTGCTCAACCCGCGTACTCGGCTGTAGCGTCGGATCGCGCAGCGCCTTCACCACATCGCGCAGCGTGGCCTCGACCTGTTCGGCCCGCGGGTTGGCCTGTCGCTCCCGTACGATCTCCAGTAGTCTGGCGTTCGCGGCCCGCCGGATCTGTTCACTACCGGCGCGTGTCGCCGGAATGTCGTGCGCGGCGACGTACTCCTCGGCCCACGCACCGTATCGCGTGTTAGTCAAGACACTGATCGCCTCCTCCGGCCCGAGTCCTCCTCGCTCCGCGAGACGCTGAAGCGACTGGTCGTGGTTGCGCTGCGCCTGGTCCTCGAACGGACTGATCACTGACCATGGGATCGCGGGTCCGCCCTGGATTGGGAAGAGCCGGCCCTGTGCCTCCGCCAGCCGGGCCTCAGCTTCTAGTCGAAGGCGGTTTTCTTGCCCAATCTCCCGAAGATGGCGTAGCTCTGCCCTTTCCAGCCGGCCATGTGCCTCCGCAAGCTGGGCCTCGGCCTTGCGATGAATATGCTCAACCCGTTTCTGGAGATCCCCGCCCTCGGACCGAGCGCCCAACATGTCGAGGTAAGCGTGCGCCTTCGCGAGCTGAGTCGCCAGGTCGTCCACCTGCCGGAGCTGCCGACGGATAGCATCCCAGTAGACCCGCCCGGCGCAACGCTCCATTGGCGAACGCGCTGCGTCGATCTTCTCCATGCGGTTCACGGTGTCGATCAGGCTCATAGCATATCCTTTCAGGCCCGCGGTCCCGCCCAGCGAGAACTAACAGCCGGAGGAGGGAGCAGTGCAAAGAGTCTGTGAGCACAAAGACAAGTACGTCGTCCAAGTAGGTTCCACGCCCCCAAAGGACTGCTTGAAGGCGGAGCTGGTCACGACGCTCGACATCTTCAACCGTACTGGCGATGTGGTCGACGACCTTCGCGAGCTGGAGCTGCTTGAAGGAGAACGCAAGACGCCTTTCACGCTGCGGCATCACGGCTCTACCTTCCGCAACGGCATCGTGACGATGTTCCTGTTCCGTCGCGGCTGCTTACGCTTGCGCTGATGATCCTGGAACCATGCTAGGTGCGTACACGCGACTCCTTGGACCATCCGATCCTTGATCCGCTGCCGCGCTTCCTTGTCGTCGCTCATCTCGAGATCGAGGCGGCGGAGTCGACACTCCTCCTGGTTCAGGCGCTTGAGCATGGCTTCGTCGACGTCGCTGTGCTCACGCCGCAACAGCGCCTGGAAACTCCGAAGCAAGTGCATAGGCTTCCTCCTCCTTACTGCTCGTGCTCGAATTCCTTCCGTCCCGAGGTCATCGTAGAGAGCACGAAGATCGCGGTGAACCCTGCCAGTGCCTCGATCTGCCTGCGCAGTTCACTGATCGTCTCCGTGGCCAGCTCTGCAAAGCAGACTGCGTGCCTGCACCGTCCCGAGAGGAGCATGACCCCGCTCACGTCCTTGATCTGCTCGAAGACCGCCTGAATCATCTGCTTCTGGATTTCCAGGGAGGGTTGCCCCTCACGAAGCGCCTGTGCTCCGAGCTCGTCGATGAGACGTCGATTCGCTTCGAGGCGCTCGGTCAAGGCGATGGCCTCCGGTGTGTTCAGGACGTTGTCTTCACGCACGAACCACCTCCGCAATGCAGTTCTCGGTCTCGTAGACGACGACACGTACGAGCTCGACGTGCGTGCCCTCGAGGACCTGCGGACCAACAACCTCGAGGAGGAACCGAGCGATGTTCTCTGCAGTCGGGTTCCAAGGGAGGAGCGCGCACTTCTGCCCGGAGACCATACGGACCGCAGCGATCGCTTCTTCGTCGCCTTCCCAGAGAAGGAACCCGTGGTCCCAGTGCATCTCGAGCCACGAGCCGAAGCGCTCTTTCAGCACGCCGAAGTCGACGACGCGGCCCAGCTCGTCGAGCTCCGGTGCACGTGCGGTCAGGAAGAACACGTAGTTGTGACCGTGAAGTGCTCTGCACTTGCTCTCGTGCTTGTGCACACGGTGCCCGATTGCGTATTGGAGACGCCGCGTCGCTGTGATCATGGCTCCTTCGCCCCCTCCGCCGGTTCGTAGCAGTACATCTCGCCGGGCTGGTAGCACTGGAAGATGCCGTTGATCCGACCGCGACCAGCACCGCAGAACTGGACCTTGCTCGGGTTGGGCTTCTCCCCCGGTCCGTTGTCGGTCCACCTCGGTCCGCGTAGCCAGAACCGGACCTCCGGGAAGCCATCGGCTTTCAGGTCGCAGAGTAGGATGTCCGGACCGTACTTCGTCGTGTAGTCGAGATGCTTGCAAGGCTTCATTGACCTAGGCCTCCTCCCTCGGAACTCTGACGCTCCGAACGAAGTTCGGGCACGCGCTCGAACTCCGTCCGCAGCCTAGAGCTCCTGCCACGGAACGCCGAACGTCGCCTCGACCTTCGCGAGCGCGCAGACTGCCCACCCGATCGCTCCGACGTGGTCGCCGTCGTTGTCGCCGTCGGCCATCTTCAGGGCGTGATCGATGAGGTGGTTGTACGCCTCGACTGCGAACGCCTTCGCGTCTTCTCGACGCAGCAGCGAGCGTTCCCAGTTTCCCTCCCCGTGCTTCTCGAGGCCGAGCTGGAAGCGATCGGCGATCCGCACGAGCCCGACCCGCGGGATCAGGTGGAACGACGGCGCCTTCGTTGAGCGCGTGGTTCCACTTGGGAGCACGTACTTCGTCACCGGCTCCGGGTCCTTGTACTTCGGTAGCGTCGTCTTTGCCTTCGCCATTCGTCGGGTCCCTCCGTTCTTGCAACTGTGTAGCGGACGCAGGTTCCGTCGTACAATGGGACGAGGAACCTGAAAGCAGACCCACTACGTCGCCCTACTCGATCGGGATGTACTTCACGATGCGGTTCCGAGCCCCGAACTTCTTTCCGGGGTTGTCGGGGTCCTCGCGCTCGGGCTCGACCTCGACGACGGCGCCGCACTCCAGGTTGAGGAGCAGGTCGGTGTCGTCGAGCACGAACTCCTCGTCCTGCCCGGCGGCCTCGAGGAACATGCGGGTCCGGAACATCCCCTCGCCGCCGAGCATCAGGTTGTCGAAGACCTTGCGTCCGTGGAACTCCTCGAGCTCCTCGGGCCCGAAGATCGTGAACTGCACCTCCGCCATCCCCGTGCCCGGGTTCTTCGAGTTGGGCCCGGACCTCTTGTACGTCGCCTTGTCGCACCGGATGTGGTAGATGTTCTCCGGTACGGGCTCGGCGGTGGGCATGTCGCCCAGACGGGGCGGAGGAGACGGAATCATCACCATAGGAAACTCCCTTCCTTTCTACGCGTTCTGCGCTGCAGCAGCGGGCGGCTCCTCTTCCTTCTCGTCCTTCGGTGCACCCGCAGGAGCCAGGAGCGGGTACACAGACTCGTCTCCGATCATGTACTTGATCAGAGCACCGATGTCGGGCTCGCAGCGAATCGGCAGCTGCTTAACGCTCTCGGAGAGGCGAACACGTGCGGGGGTCAGTCCCTCACCTCTCGTGACCATCTTGAACTTGCCGTTGATGACCCGCAGGCGTACCGTCGCGTCCGGCCATCCTGGGAGCTCCCGTGGTAGCTTCTGCCCGGGCAACTCCGGTGCGTTGAAGAGGGGGACCCCCTCGTCCCCTCCGAAGAGTCCTTCGCGGGCGATGATGTAGAGGTGGCAGTGCAAGTCGAAAAGCTCCTTGTACAGCTGCCGCCCCTTCTCCGCGAGGAAGCCGTAGGCGGTCCGCGGGTCCTTGCCCTGGCCCTTCTCGACGGGTCCGTGGAGGTCGCTCCAGCCCTTCAGGGCCATGTACCGCTCGAGGGGGAACTCCCCCCACTGCGTGATCGAGTCGAGGACGACGGCTCCAGCCTCCTCTCCCGCGTACTCGACGCGGTCCGGCTTCCTCTTCATCGCACGGATGACATCGAGGATTTCCTGGTGCGTGTGTACGACGACGTAAGGAATGTCCTCTGCCGCGATGGAGAGGAGTCCGCCGGTCTGCCCGAGCTCCGTAACGATGATCAGGGGCTTCAGCCTGTGCGCGACGAGCGTCTTGATCGAGCGCGTCTTCCCAGCACCTGCGGGGCCGTAACCGAGGACGGTTCCGTAAGCGGCCTTCAGCATGCTTGTACGGTAGAGCTCCGGGAGCTTGCCCGTCGGCTTGACGATGCTCGAGCTCACTTCGTTCCCTCCTTCCCGATGTCCCGGAGACTCTTCACGAATTCCCCGAGGTCCTTGCCGAGCCGCGACGCCGCTCTTCCCCCGAAGAGGAAGAGAAGGACCACGACTATCAAGAGCAGCTCTTGCCATCCAGGCATCGTCATCCCTCCTTCTTCTCCCCACCGTCAAGCTCCGCCTGCCACGCATCGACGTAGTCTGGTCTTCGCTTGACGTACATTGCTCTACGAACAGGCGTGTCCTTCAAGCAGAGATCCCTGAACGTGCACGCGCGTCCAAACTTGAAGCAGGACTCTGGATTCTTCGGGAAGACGATCTTCCAGTTCTCGCCGGCCTCGACCCTCGCTCGCCGCGCCGCGATCTCGCGTCCGTACTCGATGAACTCCGCCTCGAACTCGACGAGTTCCTCTTCTGTACGTGCGTACGTCTCCCGCGCGAACTGAGGAACGATCGTCTTGACGAGCAGGTCGATGATCGCGCCCTCGACGCGAATCGGTTGGCCTCCGGCTTTCACCGACTCCTCGGTCAGGAGCTTCGAGAGGCCGTAGACGTAGCACGTGAGCTGGAGATCCATCTCGTACTTGAGAAGGTCCCGCGGGTCCATCTTTGCTGCAGTCTTGTAGTCGACGAGATACAACGCTCCCTTGACCATCGAGAGGTTGTCTGCGCGTCCGATGAGGAAGATGCCTGTCCCCGAGCCGACCTCAACCCTGAACTCGATCTCCTGGTTTAGAGGCGACCACAGCGCTTCCTCCCTCGCGTAGTGCTCCGCGTACGCGCGGACAAGTCCAGTTGCGATGCTCTGGGCTTCGCCGATCGACTTGTCCTCGAACGCGATCTTCGGCCCCGCCTGCTCCTCGAGCTTCGCGGCGGTCAGAGCACACGCCTGCTCGACGTCGCCTACAGCATGAAGCAGCGCAAGCCCTGCGTGGACTGCGATCCCGATTGAAGGGGCTGCGGGCCTCGTCGAAGTATCGAGGCCTTCGATGCGCCGCCACGCGTACATACGCTTACAGGAGAGGAAGTCCTTGAGACTGCTCTGGTTCAGGACGATCGGTCTCATTCCTCGATCCTCTCGATGAGCACGCGCGCGATGCGGGCGCAGGTCCTCGCGTCTGCAAGAGCATCGTGAGCCCCTTCGGGCTCTGCCACGTGGAAGTACTCTGCGAGCGTCGTGAGCTTCAGGTCCTTCGGGGGGAATGGCGCTGTTGCAGTCAACCACGCTGCCCCGTGCATCGTGTCGAGGACGTTCGCGAGCTGCGCAGGGAAGAAGAGGTCGGCGTTCTTGAAGTTCAAGCGCAGCCGCTCGACGTCGAACTGAACGTTGTGCCCGCCGATCCTGGCGACTGAGTACGCCTTCCCTGATCTCGTGGAGACGAGTTGGACCTTCGCGTGTCGATCGAGGAAGGCTTTGAGCATGACGAACCCACCACGCGCGGGAACCGCCTCCCGTTCCCAGAGCGCTCGGTCGTAGTGGTTCACGCGAAGTGCTTCGAGGGCACACCGTTGCTCGTCGAACTGGAGCTTGCGCTCGAATGCCTCGGTCTCCGTCCACGTGCTCGCATCCACCGCGATCGCCCCGATTTGAATGATCGGGTCGGCGGGACCGAGGCCTCCTGTTTCTGTATCGAGGAAGACGAATTCCATTGTACCTCCTAGCACAGCTTCGAGCCATCTGCGCACGGCTTCGCGTCGAGGAGCTTCGCGCGGACTGCATACGCCTGTGCACTCGAGATGTAGACGTGCGGGTGACCTCGTCTCTTCATCGCTTCGCCTTGCTCCGTAGGCACCGCGATGACGACGACGTCTCCTCGAAAGCCCGCGAGGACGTAGAGGCGTCCTGGAGTGCGAGTGCTACTCACTTCGTCTTCCCCCTCGTACCCCATGCTCCACGGTCCCACGGCCAACGGTCTTCTTCAAGCCGGAAGAGAATTGCGACGACGACGACCGTAACGAAGACGGCGTACGCGAGCTTCGCGATGACGATCAGCATCGTCCCTCCTCCGAGCGTCGGCGTTCAGCATCGACCTGCCGTAGCCAGGTCAAGGTCCCCTCCCGCCATTCGTCGTCTTCGACCATCCAGTGTGGAGGGAGGTTGACGTTGTTCGCCTCGGCGAGCTCATCGATCTCGCGGAGCTGCTCTGCCCTTCTTCGAACGCGCCTGGCCACGACGACAGCAACGATCAGGGCTAGGCCGAACGTCACGAGAACAACGACGAGGGTTGTCATGCTCACGTTCCTCTGGGGAGTGCAGCGATATATGCCGCTGTACACCCGTGCATACGCATCTTCGCCCTTGCTCTTTCCTCAGCTCGTGTTGCCCAGGGATTGTACTGCTGATAGACCCAGTACTTGCAATCCGGGCACCAAACGCCGATCATCGGGGGCAGAGATTCCACTTCTCTACGCATACGGTCGTAGAGCTCAGGACGTGCGTTGATCACGACTTCTGCAACCTCGCGCAGTATGTCGCTCATACGCACTCCTCCTCGAAGCGGTCCCAGCGTGGATGACGATACGAGCCATCCGGAGTCCGCTCCTGAAACTCGATGCGAACGCGCCGTCCTACCCACGAGTCTCGAGCTGCACGTAGCCACTCGAGGTCCTTCCACTTGACTGCCGTCTCGAAGCCCTCGTCGTCTCGGAGAAGCGCAACTGCGTACGCGCCCATCTTCCCGTGCTTGAAACCGATGAGTGTAAGAACTGCAGAGCGCAGCTGCTTGATCTTGAGCCAGTCCCGCATGCGCTTGCCTGGTCGGTAGACGCTGTGCGTGGCCTTGACGATCAGACCCTCGCCGTCTCTCGACCAGACGCTCCGTGCGAGGTCGAAGAGCTGATCGCCCGAGTCGATGCACGTCGCAGGGGCGAGACGAAGTGGGCCTTCGACGTCTGGGAACAGCGATGCTGCAACCTCCGAGAGGAGCGCACGACGATCGGTATAGGAGACGCAGCGCCCGCCTTCTGCGGCGGTCAGGTCAGTATCGACGATGCGAAGCACGTCGAAGAGCACGAGCACCTGTGCTTCGAAGTTCGAGAGCTCGACGACGCCGTAGGACCTCGTCCCAGGAACGATTAGCTCCCCGTCGTAGACTCCGTACGGGAACCTCGAGTCCTCGAGCGGCTTACGAAGGTGCGGCGGGAGGATGCGCGAGCGGCCGTCTCTCGACCAAGCTCGGACGCAGAGACCAAGGCCCCGTTCTGGCAGCCCGACCTCAACGATCAGGCGATGCCCGTCGAACTTCTCCTCAGCGTAGAAGTCGCCCGCGTCCGGCTCGAAGCCGTTCGGCCAGGGCGAGGCGAGTGCTGGGGAAACGAACGGCATCGTCTACGACTCCGTCGGCAGCGTGCAGTTGTTGCCTGTGCAGTGGTCGTGCGAGTGGTTCTCGTGGGTGCACTTGCACGCGGCTTCGGAGAGCGTCGTCGGCTCCTCCTCGATCGGCGCGACGACCACGCTCTTGACCGTGAAGTTGCCTTCGGCCGCCTCGGCCTGGATGAAGCTCTCCTGCGTCTCCTTGTCCGTCGTGAGCTCCGCGAGGACCATCTTGTTCGTGGCCGTTTCCTCTTCGCTCGCCGCTGGGATCTCGACGGCCGCGAAGAACTCGACGTTGTAGACGACGTGGACGATCATGCTTCTCCTTCTCGGGCTACTGCCCGTTCCTACACGCTTCGCGCCAGAAGTCCGGGTCCGCGTAGACCGTCGGATCAGGAACCCCAGCGAGGTTGAAGGCCTCGGCCCTCTCCACGCAGGTTCCGCACCGCCCGCAGTGGACGACGCCTCCCGGGATCTCCCTCGATGGTTGTGGGTTGTAGCAGCTCCAGGTCAGCCCGAAGGGCACGCCGAGCTCTGCTCCGAGCGCGACGATCTCGGACTTCATGCGGTTTCGGAACGGGGCGTAGAGCTTCACAGCGTCCGCCGTTGCCTGGTACAACGTCTCCGTGCAGCTCTCGATGAACTCGGGCCTGCAGTCGGGGTACTGTGCATGGTCGCCGGCATGCGCAGCATACGCGACTTCACAGGCGCTGCGCGAGACCGCCATTGCCCCTGCGACGCTGAGCAGGAGCATGTTCCGGTTGGGAACGACGGTAATCGCCATGTTGTCGGCGGAGTAGTGCCCGGAAGGCACGTCGATGAGGTCGCCAACCTGCGAGCTCCTCGCTCCTTGGAACACGGGCCCGAGCGCTGCGCTCAGGTCGACGACGACGTGCTCGACTCCTAGTGCAAGGGCCACCCGCCCCGCGGCTGCGAGCTCGTGGACGTGGCGTTGTCCGTAGACGACAGACAGCACTGTGACCTGCTTCGCTTCGCGGCGCTTGAGCAGCGCGACGAGCGTTGAGCTATCCAGCCCGCCGGACAGCAGGGCGATGCTTCTGGGTCCCATGCTTCTTCTTTCCCCTTTCGTTGGGCGGCGCCACCTTCTGGAACAGCGTCAGCTCGACGCTGTGCAGGTCGACTCGACGGGATCGAACCTTCCTCGGTTCGATCCCGAGCTTGCGTCGACAGGTCAGGCACGGGCGAAGCGTTCCGACGTCGCTGAGACGAATCCGCCTCCACTTCGCCTTCTTGCACTTCGGACACGCGACGTGAATCACAGCTCCCTCCTCGACGTTCCAACTCGTTCTACGAGCATCGGCCTGTCGGCTCTCTCCCCGATATTTCGGAAAGGGTGTCCGTGTGGGGTGATCACAGTCCTCAGCCTCCACCCAGGATCCCTGTGCTCCGGCAGCTTCACCGTCGGGGCTAGCACGGGGCTCGTAGAACGAGTTCGAACGTCGTTCCTCAACGCTTCCACCTATCGCTGACCTCCTCCCAGCACTTCCCGCAGGTCATGCACCGCAGGTGTACACGACCGTGGAGTACGACGAACTGCACGCGGATGCTGTAATGCTTCTCGTGTCCAGGTTCCACAACGCACTGGCGGCTCGGCAGGTCCCACCAACCCCGCTTGGCAGATCAGGCCTCGCGTTTGCCATGCCTGACGGGGGCGCCCAGCCAGGACGGGTACTATCAGCGTTGCTGCTTCGCCGTCCTAGCACTCGATGTCCCCCGTCTCCCGCTCTGTTCCTCAGCAGCAGCAATGGTCCGTGACCTCCATCATGCTTGCGGTAAAGTACTTCTCGTACCGCGAGTAGAGTTCGCCGCCGCCGTCGCGATGGTTGGTCGAGATCCGGACCTTGCCTGTTAGTGGCTCGTACTCCGGGTGAACGAAGACGTCTATTCCTATTCCACCCGGTACTAGAGTAACAACCTTCCCTTCCTGCTTGGCCCTTGCCCTGATGCCTCGCAGGACGCAGAAGTTACATCGTGTGAGCTCGCTCACTTCGCCGCCGCTCCTTTCCGTCGCGCCGCTTGCACTCGAGCAAAAGAAAGGGGGGCTCGGCCCTGTCCGTTGGACCGTAGCCCCCCTTCGGGAATGGGGCGCGTGTTCTTCGACTCGGCGATGCCGACGCCTAGACGACGATGCCCAGCTCCTTCGCGCGGGCGACGAGCAGCTTGATCTTCTCGGCGCGCTGCTTGCTGTACGCCTTCCGCCTCGCCACGGCCTCGGGGCTCTTGCGGTACGCGAGCATCTTCTCCTTGACCTCCGGGCGCTTCATCCGCTCCTTGTTGTACGCGGTCCGCTTCGCCTTCTGCTCGGGCGTGAGCTCGCCGCGCTTCGCGGTCTGCTTCGCGCGGGCCGCCTTGATCTTCGCGAGCTGAGCGGCGACCTGCTCCTTGGACATCGCGGCCACCTGCGCCGTGATCTTCTCGAGCAGGGACTTCGCCGGCGTCACCGCCGGTGCGGGTGTGCCCGGCTTCGCGGCCGGGGTCGGTGCGTTCTTCTCCGCCATGTCGTGACCCTCCTTCGGGTTCTTGCTCTTGCAGCGGTTCGTGCGCTGCAAGCACTTCGTACGAAGGAAGTATACCATGTTTTGAGGGACGCCGACAAGCGACGTCCTGCTGGACGTCAGGAGGTGCGAGCGCTCGTGCACGCCGCCTGTGATACGACGCCCGAGCAATTGCGTTGACCCGATCGCGATTCGCTGCGCGCCACCTGCGGAGGTACTCTCGGCGCTCAGACGCGGGCTCGCCCCTGCCAAGACCTAGCCTACGCTGGAGCCGACGGGGTCTCGGCGCGAGCCCGACGTTGTCCACGGATTCGTTCGTCGGATTTCCGTCCAGCCAGAACGCAAGGAAGCCCTCGGGGATGCGTCCGTACCGTTGCTTTGCGAGGAGGGTAAGTACGGGCTCCGTCGAGCCGTCTTCGAAGACGGCAAGCCGGGACGCAGTGAACTTCGTGCGTGGGGCTAGTGCGGGGAGGTGGTCGATGATTCGGCGCGTGCTCATCGCACCTCCAGCTCATCCGGATGATACTGCATCGGGAAGGTCAGCGTTGCTTCGTGCCCGTCGACCTGAAACCTGTGGACCATACGTGCTGGCCAGCCGCATGCACCGCAGATGCCCTCGCCGTTTACGAGTCCCCACTCGAACGTCCCGAGGAGGGCGGACATGATTGCATCCGCGAATACCAGCGTAGCACCGCAAGCTGCGCAGAGGACGCACTTCCCTTCTCGATCGGTCCTTGGCGGCATGAACCGACTTACGTACCCCGCCCCGTCGTCGGGCAGTCCATGCAGTTGAAGTGTGCCTACGCATGCCCGCGGAATGGGCAACGCCCGCATCTCCTCGACGGGGGTAGTTGTCCGCATGAACGTATTATAACCCAGCTTGAGGGACGTCTTCAACGACGTCCGGCGTCCTACTTACTGACGTCCCTTGACTTCGCTTACATTCTGTGATATCATCAAGCATGCGTAGTTATGACCTCGGTCGTAAGCACCTCGTTGCGGGTGCTCCTCTCGCTCGGACGTGGGTCGACCACGCCCAACTCGTTCACATCCGAGGCATGCGGATCGACCTCGGCCTGACCCAGGGTGAGGCTGCGCTCGTTACGGGCCTCAGTGTGGGGACCTACCGACGCGCCGAACTCGGATTCCGGACGACCCAGCGGGTGTATGATGCAATTGTCCACGCATTCGCGCGCCTGCAGGAGCGTGCTTCGTGAGCGGGGGTGCTGCCCCCTCACGTCGAGACCTTTGGAAGCGCGCTGCGGAGTATGAACGGGCAGCCGAAGCGAAGCGTCGTGCAGCTACCCGAGCTGCGAAAGTACTGACCGAGGTTCCTTCGAAAGGGAACGGCAAGACTCCTGTGCTTGCTGCTGTTGCGGTGCCGTTCGATCCTGCGGAGTTGCTTGCGGCGTTGGCAGCCGCGGAGCGGACCGTCGGGAAGTACTTCCCGCAGCATTGGAGGGCAGTCGAGACGTTGCTCGCGGCAACGGCTACGCTCCTCCTCGGGAACGTCATTCCCGCGCTTGCGCTTTTCGTAACGGGAAGGTCAGGCTCCGGGAAGTCGACTATTATCGATATGTTTTCGCAGGTGCCTCTAACCGGGGACAAGGCCCAAGACGAGCTCATCCGCCTCCTCGCGATGGAGGCGGGAGCTGCGCAGGACTCCTGGATCATTGCTCGAGACCGCTTCACCGCCTCCAGCATTCTCAGCATGTACAGCGATCCTCGGACAAAGAAGAAGGAGCTCGAGGACCGCGCCCTCTTCCGAGCAGTCAAGCACAAGGTCCTCGTTACAAGTGAGCTGTCTCGAGCGTTCCGTGCAGGCACCGACCACGAGCGCGTGACCCTCTTCTCCATCATCCAGCAATGGCTTGACGGCCGTGGCGTCTGCATCGACTCCGGAACCCACGGTACGCTCGGAGAGAAGGGCGACTTCTCCTTCGTTTGGGTGGGTGGAACAACCCCCTTCCCTCTAGACACGTGGAAGTCGATGAGCGCGCTCGGCCCGCGCCTGCTCTTCTATCGCTCCCGGAGCATCCCTCTCGAAGAACGACGCGTTGCCGACGGCGATGACTACGGCTCCGCGCTCGAAGAGTGTCGGCAGGCTGTACAACGAGTTCTCTTCATCCTCGCGAAGAGGCGTCGGCGCTCGATGCCGTGGCCCAAGCCTTCGGCTTCGCAACGCGAGGTCCTCTACCGCTACGCGACGCTGGCGGTCCGAGCGCAGACGTTCCCAAAGATCGAGCCTCCCGACGCGAACCACCTGCATATACGCCTAAGCCTACTCCTCGCAGGACGAGCGCTGCTCCAGGGCCGCTCAACGCTCGACGAATCGGACATGCTCCTCGCGAGACACCTCGCTCGTTCAACAACCCCGCAACGCCGGGGCTCAATCCTCTTCGCGTTGAGTGATGCTGTGCAAGCCGGCGAGTCCAGCGTAGGAACCACAGAGCTTCAGCAGAGGACCAACCTCCCCCACTTCTGGCTCCTCAACATCCTCCAGGAAATGAAGACCTCGGGAATCGTCCAGCCGATCGGCCCGACGAAGTGGGCGCTCTGCGCAGCACAGCTTCGTGACGACGAGGACTGGGAGTAGATCATGCGCGGACTCTCGACCGACTGGCAGGACCTCGCAGAGCAACGAGGCTTCTCCTCTCCTGAAGAGATGCTCAGGACCCTCTACGAAGTCGAAGGCAAGACGCTAGAAGAAATGGCAGGTGCGTTCGGCGTCTCTCTGAACGTCGTGCGCAATGCTCTTCTCCGTACGGACATCGAGCGACGGAGCCGAGGATGGCTGCGTGGACGGACCCGCGGTCCTTGCCCCGAGGAAACAAAAGAGAAGATCCGCGCGAGTCTCCGCAGCACCTTCGCCGAGAAGCAGGACGTGCGTGGACGCTTCGAAGTTGCGAAGCACCTGCTTAAGCAAGGGGAATAAATCATACTCACGTCCTATGAACATTTTGGGGGGAGCTACTCTTAGGGGGCTTCGTAACACATCTCTCTTTCCTGATCTATGGTTCCAATATATTCATACTTACGTCCTTTGCTAAATAAGCCCTAAGCTCTGCTCCTCGCCGTCTCCTTCCCTCTGACCCACGTTTCAAGGGCGCTTCGAAGGGTGAACCCTGGGCGGAAGCCTGGACGTCCTTCCTAACTCTCGATGCACCCGGCGCTCATTCCCGCGTGTGGACGCCAGAGAACAAAGCTATACTCAGACTAGAGAAGCAATGGTCGACCTCGAGTCGAACGCGCTGACACTGCGCGCCTCAACGGCGCTCCGCGCTCGGCGCTCGCTCGTCTTCTTCGCGAAGCATGCACTGGGGCTCCGCGTGCCCAGCTCGGCTCGTCTCCTCGAGCTCGAGGCTGGGGCTTCGCCCACGCTCCGCTTCGAAGAGGACCTCCTCCGTAGGTGGAGGGAGTTCCGTACAGGGGACTCCGTTCCCGAGGAGCTGCGCTGGTGCGTGGGAGACGAAGCGGCCGGAGGGGGAGCGGCGTGAACGAAGCTGCACGGGTCCTGCCCTTCGAGCGGGCGGAGGGCCGGCTCCTAACTCGGGTGCAGAGGAACGAGGGGAGGGCCTTCGCCCTCTCGATCCTCCGCGATTCGGAGTACAGGAAGAATCTCCTGGCAGCAGCGCGTGCACGCTCTCTCCCTCCAGCCGTCGAGGTCGCGTTGATGGCTCATGGCTGGGGTAGGCCCGTGGCTCAGGTTGAAGTCGGGGAGCCTGGGGCCTTCTCCTCGTTGTCTGAGCTTGGGCCTTCTGCGCTTGCGGAGAGGGCAGAGGCCCTTGCGGCGGTGCTCCGAGCTCAGGTGCCTCCGTCGGAGACGGAGCTGCGAGAGGTGTCGGAGCAGACGGACGAAGCTCTATTACAAGACTCAAGGCTCGAGGGCGCGTGAGCTCTACGGAGCAAGTACTTGCATGGATCTCGGAGGGGCGGGGAACCTCGCTTCCTCCGCCTTCGCCTCCGCCGAAGGACGAGCCCTCAGCAGAGCTGATCTCCGAGCTCCTCAACGCCGAACTGCGAAGCACGGACTGGCAAAGCCAGCTCCTTCTCGACGATGCTCGAGCGGAACTCGTGGCAATCCAAACAGAACTGCAGCGCCGTCGCTACGCAAACGACTGGCTCCTCTGGGCCGACGAACGTCTCCGCGTGTTCCTCTGGAGTGCGCAGAAGCGGATTCTCCGCTCGGTGCAAGAGCACCGGAAGACGGCCGTCCAGAGCTGTCACGGCGTCGGGAAGTCCTTCATTGCCTCCACCGCCATCTGTGCGTTCATAGACACCTCCCCTCCCGGCGAAGCCTTCGTCGTTACCAGTGCTCCGACCGGTCCTCAGGTCAAGGCCATTCTCTGGCGGGAGATCAACAGGGCCGTAGGCTCCGCAGGTCTCCCCGGTCGCACGAACCTCACCGAGTGGTACCTGCTCAATCCTCGCTCGGGCAAAGAAGAACTCGTGGCCTTCGGCCGCAAGCCCGCCGACATGGACCCCGGAGCCTTCCAAGGGATCCACGCGCAGCGCGTGCTCGTTGTCTTCGACGAGGCCGTGTGGATGCCGCGGGGCCTTTGGCAGGCTGCAGAAGGCCTGATCTCGAACGAGGACTCCCGGTTCCTTGCGATCGGCAACCCAGAAGACCCCTCGTCCGAATTCGCCGAAATCTGCAAGCCCGGCTCCGACTGGAACGTCGAGCGGATCTCCGCGTTCGACACCCCGAACTTCACAGGAGAACCCATTCCGGAGTACTTGCAGAAGGGCCTCGTAGGTCCTACCTGGGTCGCGGAACGCAAGCGCAGCTGGGGTGAGCGGAGCCCGATGTACATCGCGAAGGTTCTGGGAGCGTTCCCGGACCGTACCTCCGACGGCCTCATCCCGTGGTCGGCAATTCACGCCGCGCAAGAGCGCTCACTCCCCACGAAGGGCCCCGACGAACTCGGAGTCGACGTTGGAGCCGGAGGCGACCGGAACTCGGTCTGTCGCCGCCGCGGGAGCGTTGCAAGGATCATCCGCCGAGACAACGAACCCGATACAATGGTCTCCTGCGGGAACCTCCTCCACGACCTGAAGGTCACGCACAGCCGTGTTGCGAAGGTCGACTACATCGGGATCGGGCGAGGAATGGTCGACCGAGCTCGAGAGCAGGGCTCGCCCGTCCTCGGCGTGAACGCGTCATGGGCAGCCCGCGATCCAAAGGCCTTCGCGAACATTCGTGCAGAGACGTACTGGAACCTCCGCGAGCGCTTCGTCGCCGGCGACATCGACCTCGACCCCGAAGACGACGACCTTGCATCACAGCTCGCCTCGCTGAAGTACAAGCGTACGAGTCGCGGGCAGATCATCATCGAGTCGAAGGCAGAGATGAAGGCAAGGGGCGTTGCCTCTCCTGACGACGCTGATGCCCTGATGATGAGCTTCCTCGAGCCGCCTGCGGAGACGACGGCTCCAGCGTTCGAGGTGTGGTCTTGAACTCGAAGGAACTTCGTTCTTGGCTGGAGGCCCCGCAGACTCCTCTACCTCCTGCGCTTCGAGCAGCGGTCGAGGCTCCACGCAAGGGCAACGGTGAAGCGCACAGCGAGGCCGCCGGCATCCTCCCGTTCCGAGCAGCCTCCGAGCTCCTTGCTCGAGCCTCGCTCGCGAGTGCCGCGGGCCTGACCTTCGGAGGGAAGCGGGATCTATACGCGGCGCTCGGGTATCCGCGCACGCTCACCCCGAAGGACTACCGCGAGCGCTACGAACGTGGAGACATCGCGGCTCGTGTCGTCGAGGCGTACCCGAAGGCAACGTGGCGGGGTGGAGCAGAGCTCGTCGAAGACCCGGATCCAGACATTCCCACCGACTTCGAAGAGGCGTGGAGAGCTCTGGCAAAGCGCCTTTCCGTGTGGTCTGCGTTCAGCCGCGTGGACATCCTTGCGGGTCTCGGCGACTTCTCCGTGCTCCTGATCGGGGCGGTTGGAGCCCTCGACTCCGAGCTTCCTACGCTTGGGGGGCCGGAAGGGATCCTCTACCTCGCGCCGTACGGCCCCGACGAAGTCTCCATCGACCGCTACGAGGAGAGTTCGGAGAATCCAAGGTACGGACTCCCGTTGATGTATCGACTTCGTCGTACTTCGACGACGTCGACCCGACGGACCCTCAACACCGTCGTCCACTGGACGCGAGTCCTCCACGTTGCTCAGAACCTCCTCGACGACGACGTGACCGGTCGTCCTCTCCTCGGTCGGGTCTGGAACCGCCTCGACGACCTCGACAAGGTTGTCGGGAGTGGGAGCGAAGCTTTCTGGATGCGGGTACACCCAGGGACCGTCTTCTCTATCAACCCCGAGCTCAAGGTCGGAGAAGACGAGATCAAGAAGTTCAAGGAGCAGGTCGACGAATACATGCACGGCATGCGGAGGTACCTCGCCGCGCGTGGCATCGACACGACCATGATGGGGGCGGACACCTCGAACTTCGAGAAGCAAGTCGGGGCGATCATCTCGCTGATCAGCGGATCGACGGGGATTCCCCAACGCATTCTCCTAGGCTCGGAGCGAGGAGAACTTGCATCGACCGAAGACAAGGAGAATTGGAACGAGCGTGTCCGCGACCGTCGCGACGAGTTCGGGGATCCTATCGTTCGGACGTTCGTCGATCGGTGCGTGGTACACGGAGCGCTCCCCGAGCCCGAGCAATATGAGGTGCGTTGGCCGGACATCGACGACTTGACAGAGACGGAGCGTGCAGAGATCGCAGACAAGTGGAGCAAGCTGAACGGGCAAGCCGGAGGCGTTGTCGTCCAGCCCGAGGAGATTCGGGACCGGATTCTTCTCCTCCCGAAGCTCGAGGTGCCTACGGACGGAGGACCGACGACGCCGTGATCGCCCTCGCTCCGCGTGTGCGCTACGCTCAGACCGCTCGTGAACGGGGAGAACCTTGGGCGGGTGTCCTCGCTGCAGCGGATCGGAAGATCGTTGCTTACAAGCGCTTGATCAAGGAGTGGGCTGCGCAGGGGCGGGACGCCCTGGACATGCCTGCGTTGGAGAAGGCGATCGCCGAAGGCCGAGAAGCTGATGCAGCGTTCGTCGTTGGAAGCGCCTTGAGCATCGCTTCGAGCCTTCTCTCCGCAAGGGTTCCTCCCCTCGTCCTCGAGACCCTCGCAGCAGGAGCAGAGGCTGCAGCGAGCAATGCCCGGCGCGAAGACCGAATTCGGTTTGCAGCGCGTGGCCGCTTCTCCGGCTTCCGCCTCGACCTGACAAACCCTCTCGCAGTCCGCTGGGCTCAGACACGCGCTGGAGAGCTGATCACCGGCCTCACCGCTTCAACGAGAGACGCTGTCCTCTCCGCAGTTCGCTCGATCATCGCAGAGAGCCACCTGCAGGGGATTCCTGTGAGTGGAGTCGCCCGGCTCCTTCGCCAGCACATCGGCTTGACAGAGGTTCAGGCGAGGGCCGTGACCAACCTGCGGGCGCGTATGCTTGCATCCCCAGGAGGCAAGGTCTGGGCGGGGGACGTTGCACTACGCATGCCGAAGGCCGGAGCGTCATGGGATCTTCTCGTTCGGCGAGGCGAGGAGTACGCGTCGCGCCTGCTCAACCTCCGGACTCTTGCAGTTGCTCGAACGGAGACAATCGCAGCGTCGAACGAAGGACAACGCCAGCTCTGGCTCCAGGCGAGAGACCAAGGTCTTCTCCGCGGAGACGAGGGGAAGCAGTGGATCGTCACGCCCGACGATCGGCTCTGCCCGATTTGTGAAGGCCTCAACGGAGAGACCGTCGGTCTCGAAGAGAGTTTCTCCGTAGGAGTTCAGGGGCCACCCGCTCATGCACTGTGCCGGTGCACGTTCGGGCTCGCCCGAGGACCGGTGAGGAGCCGAGTGCCGGTGCCTACGAGTCCCCTCGCGGGCTTCAACCCGACCGCCTACAACCAGATCGGCGATCTGGTGCAGGACCTGCGCGGCCGCCTCGGTATCGACCCGAGCGTCGTCATCGACCTGCAGAGTTCGGCGGCTGCACGCGCCGGGGCCCACGGCTTCTACGATCCCGCCACGCGGTTCATCGGGCTGGAACGGGGCGTGGCGCAGGGGCTCGTCGAGACGATGTTCGGTGAGCGAACGCCGAGTTCGTGGAACGCGGTGCGGTCGCTGGCGCACGAGTCCATGCACGCGCGCTCGGCCGTCATGCAGGCGCTGGCTCGGGGCGAAAGGCTGCCGGACTGGTACATGTACTGGGAGGAAGCCGTCGCGGAGCACCGCGCGCGGGCTGCGGCCACCGAGCTCATGTTCCGGTCTGGTGGCGTTCCGGACTGGGTGATGGGCGCGAGCCGCAGCTACGTAGACGAGGTAGCGAGGCTACGGTTCCTCGAGCAGCGCGGCCTCGACATCGAGCGGTTTTACGGGGCGTCGGCGCGCGAGCGGCTCACGATGGTCAACGAGATCGCGCGTCGCGAGGCGGCGACGGTGCTTACCGAGAAGTTCTCGCACGAGGAGATTCAGACGATCATCAACCGCTTGGGCGACGACGCGCAGCACCTCGTGAGGCTCAACCGCGTGTCGCGCGGCAACTGGGGAACGATGACGCGGCGGCAGATCCTCAGGGAGCTGCGTCAGGACTGGGGGATCGTGCTGTGACGCTGGGCGACCTGCTGGGTGAGCTCGGACGCGCGTCTACGACCGCAGAGTTCGAGGCGCTGCGCGACAAGGCCGAGAAGCTGTCGGCGGACGATCGGTCGTCGTTTGCCGAGGCGTGGCTCATGGTCGCGTCCGCACGAGGAGTACAGGTTCAGTGAGCCACCTCTCCCTTCTCTGTCAGACGAGCGACGTCGCGAACCTGAACAACGTCGTCCACTGCGGAGCAATCGCGAAGGCCTGTGAGTTCCTCGGGGTGTCGGCCGGCGTGCACCGGGACGGGCTCTCGGAGACCAGCATCCATTGGCTGCAGGATTATGGAGTCCGCCTTCACGACTCGTCTGTGGACGAGGCGGAGGTCCTGCTGCGAGCATTCGGGCTCGGAGCGTTTCCGGCCCGTCCCGCACCTCCTCGCCCGCTCGTCGTGGACGTGGCGCTCTTCGCCTCGTGGTTTCCAGGGGACCAGGACTACGGCCTCGCGTTCTACGATGGCGTCTTCTCGTTCCTGCCGAACGTCTCCGTCGACATCGTGGCACCACTCCCACAGGAGCTGGGGCCTCTGTTCCGGAGCATCGTCCCGAGAAAGGTCGTCGTCTTCCTCGGAACGGACCCGTTGGCGCGAGCGGCAGGACTTGCGACTTCGGCCTCAGGTCAGCGTGCGGCGCGAGTGACTGGCTCGGTGAAGTCCGGCGAGGCCTACGATGCGAACCTGACTGCACACGTAGTGTCGTTGCCGCAGGGAACGCAGGTCGGAGAGACGCTGTTCGTGTGGTCGTCGTTCGCGGGGAATCCAGTCGTGACGCTGCCTGCAGGTTGGAACCTCCTCGCCCAAGGCAACAACGGCACCGACGTGAAAGGCGTTGCGTATTGGCGCGTGGCGGATGGGACGGAAACGCGCGACATCGTGGTGACGACCTCGAGCGGCATGCGGTCGGGACATGCTGCCTACAGGATTGCAGGAGGTGCAACTCCTCCGTTGGTGTCCGCAGTGGCGACTGGATCCTCAGTGGCGCCTGACCCACCGGCGTTCAACCCGGGGGCGTCGCTGCCCAGACTCTGGCTTGCCCTTGCCGCGCACGAGTGCTCGGGAGCCTTCTCCTCGCCGGTGACGAGCTTCCCTGTGGGCTACAACGAGGACGTTGCCGCATTGTCGTCGGCAAGCGCAGCGGAGATGGCCGTACGTCGCCTCGACGCGGCCTCAGAGAACCCCGGGCCGTTCTCGAAGGTCACGTCGACTTCGTGGGTCGCGTTCACGGTGGCGATCGAGCCCGAGCCCTCGCCTTACACCTCGAGCGTCGTCGGTTTCTCGCCCTTCGACTTCTGGCGGGAGCTGGCGACGGCGGACGTAGCGATGTGCTCGCCTGGGGTTCCCGCGATCACGGCGAGCGCGCTGGGGATCCCGGCCATCGTCGTGGCGAACACGCCCGCGGAGCACACGAACATGCTCACGGTCCTCGTGCACGGGTTCCAGGGGCTCGAGTACCTGGGGAACCTGGCGACCTTGACCGACGAGGAGGTCGCGGACGCGGCGCGTACGCTGGTCGAAGACGTCTCGAGGAAGCACGCGTTGGCCTCGACGGCGCTTCTCCAGCGGCGCAAGACGGGCGTCCGACGCATCGCCGAGTGGATCGTGCGCGATCTCGTCGGGTCTACCGCGAAGCAGTCGCCCCTCTTCTCGTTTCCGGTCTGGCCGAACATCGGCCCGATCCCGAACCCGGGAGGCTTCTGAGATGCGAGCGCACGAGGTAGCTCGATGAGCTGGGAACAGGTCGGTAACTCAGTCAAGTTCTTCGCGTTCTTCGTGGCGTCGAAGGTCGGCAAGGCTGGCCTGCTCGACGTGACGGTCGACGTTTACAATCCCGCCGGTGCGCAGATCGTGATCGATGGGTCGGCGGTCGAGGTTGGCGGTGGACTCTACTCGTACGTGCTTGCCTTCGGTAGCGTGACGACCGAGGGTGAATACACCGCGATCTTCAAGACGGCGGACGGTGACGTGGACGCACAGCACCTCCCGTCGCTGTGGATCGTCGGTCGCGCCGGCGTCGAGAACCTCGACGCGTCCATCGCTGCTCGAACCGCGGGCCTGATCCAGCGCAGCGAGCCTCCCACCGTCGGTGCAGTCGCCGACCAGGTCTGGGACGAGCTTCTATTGGGCCACGCCGGAGCTGGATCCGCCGGTGCTACGCTCTCTACGGCCGGAGCCGCGGCAGACCCTCTGTTGAACGTGGTGCCGGGCGCTTACGCGGCGGGGACCGCGGGTTACGCGCTTGGTAAAATCGGGACGGGGCAGGTCAGCGTGGTCCAGGCAGTTTCGGCGGACGGCGCGATGCTTGTCTTGGTGCGCGGCGACGACTACGCGACGGAGGTCGGCCGGAGCATCGTCTTCAGCTCTTCGGACTGGCCCGACCTAACGGCAGCGACCGTGATCCGGATGAGCGTTCGGCGTAGCGCACGCGTGGCCCTCGGAGGTCTTCAGGATGACGCGCTCCTCTTCTCTCACGACGACACCGCGCTATCGCGCGTCGTGGGAGCTGCACCGCAGTCGATCACCTTCGACCTTCCAGCATCGAAGACCGCGCGTCTCAACCCCGGGCTGCGCTCAGGGAAGTTCGACGTTCAGGCTACGATAGACGGGAAGATCGTCACGTTGATCGCAGGGAACGTGACGGTCGTCGAGGACCAGACGAGGTAGTGATGCTCGGGTGCCTCTTCAGCGCGCTCGGCCCGCTCGGTCGGAAGTACGGCGGAGCAGCCGGCTCCACGCTCCTCAACGGGCTCGTCTCCGCGTGGACGCTCGACGAGACGAGCGGGACGCGGGCCGACAGCGTAGGCACGAACGACCTCACTGACAACAATACGGTGAGTGTGTCGCCGCATGGGCCGGGTGGGACGGTGGCAAGCTTCGTCAACGCCAACGCGGAATACCTGAGCGCCGTCGTCAATGACTTTGCCCAGGCCGGAGCGGATTGGTCCGGTGAGTTCTGGGTCAAGCACACCGGGCAGGACTACGCGGCGATCATCGGGACGTACAACCAAAATACGGGGTTCGGCGTCTTCTCCCGCAGCAACGGAACCTTAGACTTTTACCTCCTCTTCAACGGCGGAAGCCTTGTCATTGTCAACGTTGCTTGTACTCCGAATGTCTGGCACCACGTCTACATCGAGTGGGTCCACGCGACGAACACGGCCGGCATCTCGGTGGACAACGGGACCATGCAGACCGGCGTGTCCGTGAACGGCTACACCGCGAGCACGGCCTTCAGGGTGGGTGGAAGCATGCCCGGCCTGGTCGACCTAACGGGGTTAGTGAGTGAAGCTGGGTTCTGGTCACGTGTTCGTGATCAGGCCGAGCGAAACGGGATCTACAACTCCGGCAACGGTAAGTCTTACGCCGACCTCACCGCAGCCGAGAAGGTCGGGCTGGTAAGTTACTGGAATCTGGATGAAGCTAGCGGTACCCGAGTGGACTCCCACGGGGCCAACGACCTCACCGATAACAACACAGTAGGCTCCGAGACTGCCACCGCTGGTGCGATGCACAACGCGGCGGCGAGCTTCGTGTCGGCGAACGTCGAGAGCTTGGAGTATGCCGGCGCCGTCGTGGACGTGTCGGGCGACTTCACCGTGGCGTGCTGGGCGAGGGCCACTATTGTCGACGCCGGGATGAGACTGTTCGGCTTTGGGAACTACGGCGATCAGGTCGGCATCATGGTCGAGACAGAGAATGGCCCATGGCACCGCCTTTTCCAGTGGAAGGATGGAGGCTCTACCCCGGTCGATATCGGCAACAACATCGGAGACTGGGTGCTCTACCTGATGGAGTACACCGCCTCCACGACGAAGACGCGCATCATGGCGCTCGGCTCCGCGCAGAACAGCGGAGTCTGGAGTGCTGACCTGACCTACGCGATCCCGGTTCCATCGGTGTTCTGGGTCGGCTACAGGCAGGGCAGCGGGTGGACCGGGCAGGTCGACGCGCCGTTGGTGTGGAACCGCAAGCTGACCTCAGACGAGATCGCGGAGCTGTTCGCCGCGGGCGCCGGCAAGTTCTACCCGTTCTAGGAGATGCATGAGGGGCTTCTGATCATGATCCGAAAGGTCGACGATCGCTGGTGCCTGTTCACGAAGGACGGCTCGCGTCGACTCGGTTGCCACGATACGCGTGGGCAGGCTGAGGCGCAGGAGCGTGCGATCATGCGACAGCAACGTCAAGCCCGAGGTCAGATCGACGGAGCGCTCCAGCGCAAGCAGCTCGAAGGTCGCGAGCACATCGTCGTTCCCGTCGTCGCCCTCGTCGAAGGCGTCATTCACGCGTCGAACAGCGCGACGGCTGAGCTCGTTCTCGCGGAGGAATTCGGCAAGGTCGTCGCAGGATGGAACGGACGCCCGGTCATGCTCAACCACCCCGAGGTCAACGGGGAAAAGACCTCGGCCAACCAGCCCGCTGTGTGGGCTGCGGAACGCATCGGCTGGGTCTTCAACGCGCGGCTCGAAGACAAGAAGCTCAAGCTCGAGGCGTGGCTCGATCCCGAGCGTGTTACGACCGTCGGTGACAAGGCCGTGCACATGCTCGAGCGGCTCGAGGCGAACGACACCGTCGAGGTCTCGGTCGGCGTCTTCGTCGACTCCGAGGCGAAGTCGGGCGCGGTGAACGGGCAGCGATACGCAGCGGTGTGGCGTGAGGTAGTTCCTGACCACCTCGCGCTGCTACCCGAAGGCGTCGTAGGCGCGTGCAGCATAGACATGGGATGCGGCGCGCCTCGCGCAGCCGCGGAGAAGGAGGACTGGCTGATGACGCTCAAGGAGAAGTTCGCCGCGCTGCTCGCGCGGCTCCGACTGGCGCAGGACGAGGAGCAGGGCGATTCGCAGGTGCGAGGTCTCCTCGAGCAGGCGCTCTTCGCGGAGGAGCCCGGGTTTCTCGGCGTCGTGGAAGTGTTCTCGGAGGCGAGCCTCGTCGTCTACGCGGTGGCGCCCGAGGGAGAAACGCGGTTCTTCCGGCGTCCGTTCATGCTGACCGAAGGCAAGGTCACGCTGGGCGGCGAGGTCGAGGAGGTCCGCCAGGTCACGAAGTTCGAACCGATCACGGCCGCGAGCGCCCAAGACTGCGGGTGCGGCGCGCGGGCCGCGAAGAGCAACGCACCCGCAGGGAAGGAGACGGACATGACGAAGAAGGAACGGGCCGCGGCGATCATCGCCTCCGGCAAGACCTGCTTCACCGCGGCGCAGGCCGAGGTGCTGGAGAAGTCGGACGAGACGCTGCTGAAGCACCTCGAGGACAGCATCGCCGCCCAGACGGAGGCGGAGAAGGCCAAGGCCGACGCGGACGTGAAGGCCAAGGCCGAGGCCAAGGCCGAGGCTGACGCGAAGGCGGAAGCGGATGCCACCGCGAAGAAGGACGAGCCCCTCACCGAGGAGAAGGCTTTGGCCGCCTTCCCCAGGATCAAGCGCATCGTCGACGAGGCCGAGGCGCGGGCCGCGGCCGAGAAGACGAAGCTGATCACGAAGCTCAAGGACGCGGCGAAGGCGTCGTACACCGAGGACGAGCTCAAGGCGATGAGCGTCGAGCAGCTCGAGAAGATCGAGAAGCTGGTCGGGGCGACGTCGACGAAGCCCGACTACACGCCGAGGACGCCGAGGGCGGCCAGCGGCGAGGACACGACCATCCCGAACGTCCCGACGTGGAACGATCGGATCAAGGCGGCGGCGGAGGCGAAGGCGAAGACGGCGTAAGGCGAAACACCCAACGGAGAAGAAGTTCGGGTCGGGGACAGAGCTAGCAGCCGACCCAAGCACACAGGGAGAAGAAGTACATGGCACGAAACAGGGTCATCGCACTGATGGGAGGTTCGCCCGTCGTCGCCGAGCAGGCGAGCGCAGGGGAGGCCGGGATCTACCCCGGTCACCTCCTGGTGATCAGCGGAGCGACGGTCGTCCGTCACCAGACCGCGGGCGGGTTCGGCGCCCGGAACTTCGCTCTCGAGCGCAGCGAGCTCGGGCGCGACATCGACGTGGTCTACGCCGTCGGCGACCGCGTGAAGATCGGCGGCTTCCACCAGGGCCAGGTCGTACACGCGCTGGTGCCCTCGGGCACGGCCGTCGCGCTGGGCAACCTGCTCATGTCCAACGGGCTGGGTGCGCTCATCCCGTGGACCGCCGGCAACCAGGCTCTCGCCGTCGCCGTGGACGACGCCGACCTCACCACGAGCCCCACGCTCGGGGTGCTCGGCCTCGCTCGCGTGAAGGCCGAGATCCTCTGACGTTCCCTCGGTAGCGTTCGGCGCGCATGATGCGCGTCGGTGCAACCGGAAGAGAGAAAGGAGACGACGCACATGGCGAAGAACGCAAAGGCAGGAGCCGGTGCGCAGACCGACACGCCGCGGAAGTTCTGGAGCCTCAGCTCCGGACGCTGGGCGGGCGAGCGGCTGCTCGAGGCTCTCAACGCGGGAAGCGGGTATCGACTGTCGTCCGATGCTCTGCGCACCCTCGACACGCTCCGCAAGGATGAGTGGGTCTTCTTCGACGAGGCCCTGATCGCCGCCGGCGAGATCCGCCTGCGGGGGATCCGGGATCTCATCGCAGCGGGGCTCACGCGTCCGGTCGCGAACTCCATGGGGAAGACGATCATCCAGTACGAGAAGGTCACCGACATGGAGCCCGCCGTCACCTCGCTCGACGGCATGAGCGAGGACATCGCCGATCGTCAGGAGTTCGAGCTCAACTCGGTCCCCCTGCCGATCACCCACAAGGACTTCTTCCTGCACATCCGCGACCTCGCAGCGTCGCGGGAGCGGGGAGAGGCTCTGGACACCATGCAGGTGCGAACCTGCGGTCGGCTGATCGCCGAGCGCCTGGAGCTGATGCTGTTCCAGGGGGGACCCACGTACGGCGGGTTCCCGATCTACGGGTACACGACGCACCTCGACCGGAACCAGGTCGCGTACGGGGCCGGCGGGGCGTGGAACCTCGCCGCGAAGACGGGGGAGCAGATCCTCGTCGACCTCCTGACGGCGATCACGGCGGCGGAGGCCGACCGCTTCTTCGGGCCGTACTTCCTGTACGTCCCGTCGAACGTCTCGACCAAGCTCGCCTCCGACTTCAAGGCGAACAGCGACAAGACCATCATGAGCCGGCTGCTCGAGGTCGACCAGGTCCGCGGCGTCACCGTCGCCGACCAGTGCCCGGCGGGCCACGTCGTGCTCGTCCAGGCGACGGACGACGTCGTGCGTCTGTACCAGGGGGAGCCGCTTCGGACGATCCAGTGGGACATCCAGGGCGGCATGCGGATCAACTTCAAGGCGATGACCATCCAGGTCCCCCTGATCACCAGCGACTCCGAGCACCGCTCGGGCGTCGTCGACATGCACGCCTAGGTCTCCTCCTGGCGGGACCTCGTTCTCGTCCTGGAGCGAGGTCCGCCAGGTCTTTGACGAAGGGAGGGGATCGTGGCGATCATCACGACGCCTGGAGCCGCAAACGCCAACTCCTACGCGTCTGTAGCTGAAGCCGATAGCTACGCTGCGGGGCATCTCTACGCCTCGGGATGGCTATCGGCTTCAGCTGATCGCAAGGAAGCGGCGTTGGTCATGTCGTGTCGTCTACTCGACGCGATGCCACGAGCGTGGACGGGTCGGGCTACAACGTCTGTGCAGGCGTTGGGCTGGCCGCGCGTCGGAATGCTCAATCGGAATGGCTTCGGGATTCCGACATCGTCGGTTCCGGGGCCGCTGAAGAACGCACAGTCCGAGTTCGCGAGGCAGCTCCTCGCAGAGGACCGTACGGAGGACAGTGCTGTGCTCGCGCAGGGAATCACCTCGGTCAAGGCAGGGCCGGTGGCGGTCACGTTCAAGGATCGTGAGGAGCAGAGGCTGGCGCTGTCACGGCGCGACTCACTCGAGGCGGTGGTGCCGGAGGCTGTGATCATGTTGCTCGTTCCGTCGTGGCTTCTCGACGTTCGGGACGAGGACGCGGAATTCAGTGGGCTCGTGTTCGAGTCGCTCTAAGTGGAAGGAGGGAGGCTGTGGCGCAGGTCGGTGAGTTGAAGATGAAGGTGGTCGTCGTGACGGTCCACGGTACGATGAAGGACGTTACCGCATCGGTCAAGCAGGCTGTCAAGGACGCGCTGCGCGAGCACGATCAGGAGCGCGAAGCCGAGCGCGTCGTGGACAGGATTAAGGGCCAGCTGCGCACGACCGCGAGGAGCTGACGTGGCGCTCGACTCGATCATCCGTAAGGCCGTCAAGGTCGCGCACAAGGTGACGAAGCCCGTCCAGGGGTTTGTTCAGCATGTGACGTGGACCGGGCAGGATGGTCTCGGAGACGAGTCGACGGTCATCGTGCTGAGGCAGTGCCTCATCGAGCAGAAGCTCCACCAGCGGAAGCTGAGCGACGGACGCGTCGTCCAGATCGAGGCGACATTGACGTTCCTCGAGGTCATTCCTCCGAACGGCTCTGCGCATCGCGTGGAGCCTGTGGATCCGAAGGACACCTTCATCCTTCCGGACGGCAGCAGCGGGTCCATCATCGATACCGAGGGCCTCCACGATCCTGGTGCGGCACGGCCCTTCGTTCTTCAGGTCTTTCTCGGTCACGTGACGGGAGGCGTCCGGTGAAGAAGCGGTGTTTGGACATCGCACCAGGCGCCTATCCTGTCCAGGGCTTCGAAGGGATCGACATCCAGAGGCGTCCGAACATCCAGCACGTCGGCGATGTACGGAAGCTCCCCTTCCCTCCAAACACGTTCCACGTCGTCTACGCCTCGCACATCATCGAGCACCTGCCCTGGTACGAGACGGAGGAGATCGTTGCTGGGTGGGCTCGCGTCGTGCGGCCGGGCGGCGTTCTCGAGGTTTGGACGGTCGATGCGTACAAGGTTGCGAAGGCACTGGTCGACCTCGAAGAGAACGGGGTCAACCCCTACGGTAAGGACGGGTGGAAGCGCTTCAATCCGCGGGGTGATGGCTACCTCTGGTGCGCAGGCAAGGTCTTCGCGCATTCGAGGCCGTTCAACGGGCGGCCGTACGGAGATCCGTATTGGCACCGCGCGCTGTTCACGCCGAAGTCGCTGCAGGCGCATTTGACGCACGCCGGCTTGAAGGACGTGCGCCTCATGACGAAGGACGAGTGCCGAGGCTACTGGCACGGCTGGTGCAATCTCGGTGTGCGAGGTACGAAGTGATCTGGCTCTTGCTCGGCCTCGCGTTCGTCATCGGTTTCATCGCAGGCGCGGTGTGCTCCTCTCTGGATCTACTGTGACATCCCTACACATGCGAAGCGTGGCGGACCTGAACGCGGAGATTGTGTACCGCCTTCGGCGGATCCCGCGCACCATCGACGCGATCGTTGGCATCCCGCGTAGCGGAGCACTTGCTGCATCTCTAATCGCGCTGCACCTGCAGTGGCCCCGACTCGTACAGTTCGGAACGGAGTTCTCCTCGAACCACCTCCTTCTCGTCGACGATACGCTACGTACGGGGAAGACGCTCCGACAAGCGATGGACGAGGTTCAGTGTTATGCAACCGAGATCACAACACTCGTCGTCTATGGTGGAGACCCGACTGCCGCGGACATCGTCCTTGCTCGGTGTCCAGAGCCCAGGCTCTTCGAGTGGAACCTCTGGAGGAGTTTCCACCTTCCCGAAGTCGCGACCGACCTCGACGATGTACTCTGCGTCGGGCCCGGAAAGGATCAGAGGGACGGCGAAGCCTACGCACGTTTCGTCGCGGAGGCTCCACCTCTCTACCGACCGACGCGCCCGCTCCGCGCGATCATCACGTGCAGGCTGGAGCGGTATCGGACCTCGACCGAAGCATGGCTTGCGAGCAACGGGATCTCCTACGCCCGTTTGGAGATGATGAACTACCCCTCGCATGCAGTACGGCGCGCCGCGGGACAGCATGCGTTGTGGAAAGCCGAACGCTATCGAGCGTGTGGAGCAGGGCTTTTCGTCGAGAGTAACGTGAAGCAGGCGATCAAGATTGCACGGACGGGCCCAGTCTGGTGCGTTGAGGACCAGCACGTGTACGGAGGCGTTGCATGAACGTCTTCGTCGTCGGCACGGGACGCTGCGGCACGGTCACGTTCTCGCGGGCGTGTGCACACTTGACGAATTACACGTCGGGTCACGAGACGCGCGTACGCAAGCTCGCGGGCCGGCTGGACTACCTGCCGAATCACATCGAGACGGACCCGCGCCTGTCCTGGCACCTCGGCCAACTGACCGAACGCTACCCAGACGCCTTCTATGTTCACCTGCGGCGCCAGCCCGAGGAGGTCGTCGCGAGCCTACTACGCCGCTGGGACACCTCGAGATTCTTGCGCTTCATGCGGCTCGCGCTCGTGCACCGCGACGAGCAGGACTACGCGACACGGGCATCGCGCATCGCGCTATGCGAGCTCTACGTGCAGACGGTGACGGCGAACGTGCAGGTCTTCCTCGGTCCGATTCCTGATCGGAGCATGACGATCTGGCTGCACACAGCGAAGACCGACTTCAGGACGTTCTGGTACAGGATCGGCGGGAGCGGCGACTTCGACAAGGCGACGGCCGAGTGGGACGTGCGTTACAACGCAAGCCGGAGGACGGCATGATCCTCCACGTTGCGGTGACGACGGCAGACCGCGCGCCGCGGACGAACTATGTTGGAGCAACGCTACGCGACCTATTCCGTTCGAGCCCGATGCTGGATCGTAGGCGCTTGCACTTGTTCGTTACCGCTCCTGAGACCGAGTGGCTTGATCGGAATCTCGCGTGGAGTGGGCTACTACCAGCACGTGAAGTGTGTACGCTCCACGTGCCTAAGCGTAGGCTTACACGTAACGAGAACGGGCTTGCATTGCTTAGGGGAGTGCCGCGCTGTGACTGGCTCCTACACCTTGAAGACGACGTCTCCTTCTGCGACGACTTCATCGGGAGCGTCGTCCGCTGGCTCAAACGGCATGCACGTCCGGACCGCCAGCTCTACTCCTTCTGCACGTTCAAGGGAGTTGCCCCCGCAAAGCGCGAGGCGTGGGATCAACCTGCGAAGTCGTACGGGGCCATTGCTGTGGCAATGCGCTGGGCGGATTCCCAGTCCCTTGCGGAGTGGGTACGCCTGCACATCGGGCGCTGGCGTTTGACCATGCGGCAGCCCTGGCAGGTCAGTGGGTTCGACATGATGATGCGGGAGTGGGCATCAGGCCCTCTCCTTGCGTCGAATCCGAGCTTCGCGCAGCACGAGGGAGACGAGTCGTTGACGCACGCGTTCAGAGCACGACCGATCATGCGGAGTCCATACTTCGCAGGGAGGGATTGGAGGTACCGCGATGCCTAACGTCGCCATCGCGATCAAGACGGCACTGCGCAAGGACGGTCTTGACTACCTCGGACCGACGCTGCGTAACCTGAAGCGCTCGAGTCCCAGCCTTGCGGGCGTGCACTCCCTTTGGGTGTCGCATACCGAAGGTCCGCTCGAGCGCCTGTTCGAGGACGGGAGAGCTGAGGTCGTTGACACCGCTGAAGCTCCGCTCACGCTGCACCAGAATGCAGCACGGGCGATTCGTGTTACGGCGAATGCGGGTGCGACGTGGGCACTCGTTCTCGAGGACGACCTCGACTTCTGCGCCGACTTCGTCGGGAGCTTGCTGCGCTGGCTGCGCGACCATACACGGGCCGACCGGCTCATGTATGTCTTCGGTGCGAACTACTCGCAGCTGAAGGTATGCATGATGCATGGACTTGCCTCATGGGACTATCCCGTGAAGGCATTCTACGGGGCTCAAGCCTGCGCTTGGCGGACGGAGGATGCCCTGCAGCTTGCAGAGTGGCTCGGGCCGAATCCGTCCTACGGCGGCGTGACGGACCACGGGCACGACCTCCTTCTCCAGAAGTGGGGTAAGGGGCGGGGGCTGACCTACTTCCTCGCGGCCGCGCCGTCCTTCGTCGAGCACGTCGGGCGTGCCTCCGGCATCGGCAACCGCTACTTCCACTTCCCAACATGGCCGGGGCGGCGGTGGACCTATCAGGGGAGGGCCTGACGTGGACATCACACCCCACTGGCTTGCGAAGCGCTACTTGACGGTCAGGGAGTTCCCGGGAGGCGAGGACCACCCTCTCATCCAGTGGTGGCTGATGAGGGCTGGACTGGGCCGCCATCAGCACGACGAGACACCGTGGTGTGGAGCCTTCGTAGGTGGGATCGGCTGGGAGCTGGATCTCGAACTGCCTGCGCTGCCGGCGCGTGCCCGCTCGTGGTTGTCCGTGGGTGAGCCGGTGGACGTCGAGCATGCTGTCGTAGGCTTCGACGTTTTCGTGCTGAAGCGGGGCGACGGCAATCAGCCAGGGCCCGAGGTGCTGAGCGCACCAGGACACGTTGGGTTCTACTCCGACCACGACGAGACGAGGATCTGGCTACTCGCGGGGAACCAGGGGAACCAGGTGAGCGTAGCCGCGTTTGACCGGGGGCGGATACTTGGTGGACGCAGGTTGAGAAGGAGGGTGACGTCATGAGAACGAAGTGGCGGTTCGCGTGGGCGTGGGCGGTCGGCGCGGTGCTAGTCCTTGCGGGGTGCGGACTCATTCCCAAGCCGAAGCCGCCTGGACCCCCTCCCGAGTGTCCAGCAACCTGTCCTCCGGGAACGCTGTGTACGGACCCAGCGAAGGGCTGCGAGGCGATTCCCGCGCCAGGACACGTTTGTCAAGAAGGCGAGTTCTGCAACTGCTTCCACAACCCAACGGGCACGGAGTGGCTCGAGGCGAAGTGCAGCGAGGACCAGGAGTGCACCGCGGATCGGAAGTGTGTCACGAGCGGACCACAACCGCCGCAGGGGTGCGTCCTCGCGGGTGAGCCAACGACTCCAGCCCCGGCGCAGATCAGCACTCTGGGCTCGAAGGTGAACGAGGCAATGATCACGCTGCGCCCGGACTGCTCAGTCGGCGGGACCTGCCTCCTCGGAGACATGACTCAGCAGGAGTGGCAGGCTGCAGTCGAGGCGAAGCTACGCGAGCTGGGAGTCTGCGCGGGTCAGCACACACCGCATACCGACGAGGTTGCTGCTGCAGCGAAGGTGACCGACCCGTGGGAGGGCTATCACGTGTTCGTCGGTGATGACTCGAGCGGGCCCGTACCTCCGGGGGGCGCGCGGCGTACCGTCAAGTGGGCGCCCGCCGCGTACTCGGGCTCGTGGCTACCTCCTGGAACGGTGACGCCGCCTCCCGTCGTTGGCGCGTGTCCCTCGCCCGTACCGCCGAAGGTTGGACGCTGGGGCGGACCGAAGCGGCACCTCCGCGTGAACGACACGACTGCCAAGTTCTACAACAAGGAGGCGACGCGCTGGGACGGCTCGACGGTGACGGGCTATTGCTCGTCGATGGGGATCAACGAGCTGTGGTGCCCAGCGCGCGTCGAGGGAGACCCGGACCGCTTCGCGTGCGAGCGCGTCGGCGTCTCGGGGAAGGACGACGGGGCACCGCTGTGGCGCAGCGACGGCAAAGTGTTGCTGACGGCCAACATCTTCCAGGCGACGTGCGATGCCTGTACGTGGATCGAGGTCTGCGCCGCCGACGGCACAGTGTGCTCTCGCTGCGAGGTCGACACGGCCTCGGGCCTGTGTAAGGAGTAGGGACCATGCAACCAGGACTCTCGAAGCGCATCGAAGTCGGCGCGGACGGCAAGCCGCAGGAGGTTCGCTTCTTCACGAACGCGAACATCCAGAGCTCCATCGATGCCGCACTCGCGGGCGTGAAGACGAACGGTGCGGTCCTCCACGTGGAGAAGTCAGAGGACGGCTGGAACGCTGCAGTCGCTGCGCGGCTCAACGGCCACTGGTCGGTTGCCGTTGCCTACTCGCGTGAGGAGTGGGGCAACGCGATCGGAGCAACGGTCAAGCTGGACTGGTGAAAGGAGTCGACATGCGCTGGGACATGTGGTGGAAGGGCGCGCTGGCGTCGGGCATACTGGCCGTAGTCGCAGTGTCTCCCGCGATCGTGGACAACGGGATCACCGGGGTCGAGGCGTGGGCCCTGCTCTCGGTGTTCCTCGGCGGGATCGGGCTCTGGTGCAAGCAGCACAAGCTGGAGTGGGATGGCGTGGACCGCCGGAGTCAGTAGGGACCAACAGAAGAAAGTGCCATGGCCGAGATGATGAATTCTAAGCAGCTGCACCACCGGGTGGACGACGCACCAGGATCGGACTTCCGTCGCCTGCGATACCTTGAGGAGCGTGAGGTCATCGTCAGGAAGAACGGGACCGTCAACAAGGTGCTCGTGGTGGTGGGCGGTTGTACCATCACGATCCTGCTCGGCATGGTTGCGTTCTTCGCTGGGCGGGACCGCGTGCGCGTCGACTCGGATCTCGCGCGGATCGATGCGGTCGTGATCACCACCACCTCGCAAGTCGCATCACACGAGGCACAGCTGCGAGTCTTCCAAGCCAGGCAGGAGCGCGTCATCGACGACCTTACGGAGATTCGGAAGCAGGTCGAGGACAACAACGACCTGCTCCGCAAGGTACTGATCGAGGTGAAGAGGCCGCGCTGATGCCGAGGAGCAGGCGCCGACGGGTCAATGATCGCCGCCGTGAAGCCGAGCAGCGTCTGATTGCGCACGAGGCGCTGCAGCGCATGAGGGAGGCTGAGAAGGTAAACCTCGAGAGGTATGTCCGCTCGGTCTTTCGTGCTCGTGCCGGGGAGGTCGTACAATCACGTGATGGTCGTAAGTACCAGGTTCAGTCCGACGGCTCACTGAGAAGGATACATGAAGAAGAGCGCGTAGCACGCGAAGGAGGGATGCCGTGAGAAAGTTGCTCTGGATCGGGGATGCCGTGGTTTCCACGGGCTTCGCCCGATGCACACACAAGACGCTGGACGTTCTCAAGGACTCGTGGGAGGTTCACGTTCTCGGAGTCGGGTACGTGGGCGATCCTCATCAGTGGCCGTACGCCATCTACCCGTGCTTACCCGGAGGGGATGTCTGGGGAGTCGGACGTACCGCGGCGCTCGTCCGCGCAGTCAAGCCGGATGTCGTCGTCGTGCAGAACGATCCCTGGAACATTCCGGCGTACGTCAAGGAGGTGCGAGACGCGTCACCAGATGTCCCGATCGTAGCGGCGATGCCTGTCGACGGGAGGAACTGCCAAGGAAACAAGCTCGAGGGGCTGGCGCTAGCCGTCTTCTGGACGGAGTTCGGACTGCGTGAGGCTCGACGCGGAGGCTACGAGGGACCTGCGGTCGTCGTTCCTCTCGGCGTCGACCTCGACGTCTATCGTCCGATCCCCAAGAGTGAAGCTCGAGAGAAGGCGGAGATCCTCCCGCACGTCGGGGACGCCTTCGTCGTCGGGAACGTGAACAGGAATCAACCGAGGAAGCGGTTGGACCTGACCGTCCGCTACTTCGCTGAGTGGGTGCGTAAGTCGCACATCGACGATGCGTTCCTTTACTTACACATCGCCCCGACGAAGGACGACAACTACGATGTGATGCAGCTCATGCGCTACTACGGATTCCGCGGAGACCGCAAGCGGCTCGTCCTCGCAGAGCCGGAGATCGGCTTCGGTATCAAGGAAGAGCTAATGCCGTACGTCTACTCCTGCTTCGATGTGCAGCTGACGACGACTCAGGGCGAGGGCTGGGGCCTGACGACGATGGAAGGCATGGCCTGCGGGGTTCCACAGATCGTGCCGAAGTGGTCGGCGCTCGGTGAGTGGACCGGTCGTGGTGCAATTCAGGTCCCGTGTACGACGACTGCGGTTACTCCATGCATGATCAACGTGATCGGTGGAGTCCCGGATGAGGAGATGACGATCCAGGCGCTGCAGGGACTGTATCAGGACGTGCACCTTCGGGAGAAGTACTCGAAGAACGCGCTCGAGATCGCCGCGAGGCCCGAGTACCGGTGGCCTGCGGTAGGACGTGCCTTCGGAGAAGCTCTTGACGCACACGTCGCGACGAAGGAGGCTGCTGCGTAATGGCTCTCGAGGTCAAGGTTAAGGGGCTCGCCGAAGTCAACGCGAATCTCCGGAAGCTTGGGAAGGAGCTGGGTGCTGACGTTGTCCTCCCGGCTCTGTACCGTAAGGCCGAGTTCATGATGACGGACTCCAAAGAGAACTACTGCCCGGTCGATAAAGGACACCTCCGCGCCTCAGGTCACGTTGTCGCAGATAAGAGCAAGCGTATGGTTACCATGGGCTACGGAGGTCCGGCCGGAATCGGGAACGTGGGGCTAACGAACCGCGAGGCGGTCGGCTACGCAACCGTTCAGCACGAGAACGAGGACTACTCGCACGAGGTCGGGCAGGCCAAGTACCTCGAGCGTCCGGTCTTCAAGGAGATCCCCAACATCGCGCGGGACGTTGCGGAGGACGCGCGATCGGAGGTCGAACGCCGGGCGAAGGGGTAACAGTGGCACGCTATCTCCAGATCACCATGCTCCAGTCCGAGCCGTACGACCTTGGAGTCGATGAACGAAACCGCATGAAGTGGCAGTTCAACGTGATGGCCACGAAGACGGCGTCGGAGCTGTTCATCGAGGAGCTCGTTAGGATTCTCGAAGACGACTCCGTAGGCGTCTTCAACATCGACATCTTCGGTTCGTCCAAAGCAGCGATCCCACAAGGGGACGGGCCTTACCTATCGATCATATCGACGGGAGGAACGGGCCCGATCAGGATTCAGAACCAAGCAGCACCGGCTTACTTCCGCCCCACCGCGTTGATCGTGGTACGGGGCGCCGTAAACGCGCAAGCAAGGGCTATGGCTTTTGCGGCCTACGACGCATTGGCCAAAGTCGTGAACCAGACGGTTACACCGTAGGAGGAAAGGAGACCACATGCCGCCTCAGGCAATCTCGGCGCAGGGAACGTTGATCGCACGGGCGCCCGCCGCCACCCCAGGTGTGTTCACCACGATCGGCGAGCTCCGGAACATCACGCCCCCACCGCTCATGCGGAACGCCATCGAGACGACGTCCCACAACGAGGACGAGGAGTCGTTCGTCGTCGGGATCCGACGCAAGGGGGAGATGAGCTTCCAGATCGGCTTCACGCCCGCAGCGGACGCGACGCACGACGAGTCGACGGGCCTCATCAAGGCGTGGCGCGACGGGAGCAGGGACATCTACCGAGTGACGTTCCCGGATCTCAAGCAGTGGCTGTTCTCCGGGTACGTCACGAACGTCGGGCCCTCGGCCCCGGTCGACGACGGGCTCGTCGCGGACGTCACGATCCGGCCCACCGGCCTGATGAGCTTCGTTTAGGCCTCTGCAGAGCGAAGCTTGGAACGTAGGGAAGTTCGAAGAACCATCTCGGGGCGAGGCCCGAGAGGGAGGGATACTGTGGAGACCAACGGAAAGAAGTTCCTGACCGCTGCGGAGATCCGCGAGGTGCAGGACGTGGAGACGGTCGTCGTCGACATCCCGGAGTGGGGTGGTGCGATCCGCCTGAAGGCTCTGACCGGGGAGGAGGCCGTCGAGTTCAGCGAGTCGATCAAGGAAGGGGACAAGTCGGGGGCGGCACGGCTCGTCGCGCGGTGCGCCGTCGACGAGGACGGCAACCGCATCTTCGCGGACGCTGACATCGACGTGCTCAAGCAGAAGAGCATGAAGGCGTTGCTGCGGGCGCAGAATGTCGCCATGAAGCTGAACGGGCTGACGGAGGAGTCGAAGGAGACCGCAAAAAACGCCTGAAGCGAGGCGGTAAGCGGCGCTTTGCCTACCGCCTCGCCTTGAAGCTCGGGTGGAGTAACGTCGATGCGATGCTCCGCACGATGACCGCAAAGCAGTTTCAGGAATGGGAGGTGTTCTACGGACTTGAGCCCTTCGGGGAGGATCGGCGGGACCAACAGCTGGGACGACTCCTTCAGCTGCTCTCGAACGTTTATCGGAACACTGCAACGAGACCGACACGGATCCGCATCGATGAGTGCATTCCCCCGCCGGTCGGCGATCTCTTCTTCCCGAGTACAGGTTCCGGTGCACGTACAGACTGGCGCGTGATGCAGGGAGTTGCACGCATGATGACCGCTAGCGGGCCGTGGGAACGGAGTCCAGGTCGGAAGTCTGTGAGGAAGGGGAAGGGGAAGGGGAAGTAGAATGGCAGTCAGCCTCGGCGACCTGATCCTCACGCTGTCGCTCGACGACAAGTTGTCGAAGAAGCTCGGTGAGACTTCTTCGAAGCTGAAGGACTTCGGGAAGGGCCTGCTCCCGCTGTCAGCTGCCATCGGTGGAGTCGGCGTCGCCGGTTTCAAGATGGCGAATGACCTCAACAGGGCGATGGCAAACGTCGCGACCCTAATGCCGAACAGTACAGCGAGGATCTACGAGCTGAAGGACGCAGTGACCGAAACGGCGCACGCCACAGGTAAGGGCAGCGTCGACATCGCGGAGGGGCTCTACCAAGTCGTGTCCGCGGGAGTTGCAGCCTCCGATCAGATCAAGTTCCTCGAGGTTGCGGCGAAGGCAGGTGCCGCAGGTCTCTCGACGACGAGGGACGCCGTCGACCTGCTCGCACTCGTGACGAAGGGCTACGGGGACATCACAAGCGAGGCTGCCGAGAAGACTGCGGACCTCGCGTTCATGACCGTCAAGCTGGGCCTTACGACGTTCCCCGAGCTCGCGGCGTCCATGGGCGCCGTCGTGCCCATCGCAAAGTCTCTGAACGTCTCGCAGGAGGAGCTCTTCGCGGGCTTCGCCACGCTGACCGGCGTCACGGGCGACGCAGCAGAGGTCTCAACGCAGCTCAAGTCGGTTATGTCCGACATGATGAAGCCCAGCGATGACATGGCGGCAGCCATCGCAAGGCTCGAGTTCTCCGGCGTCGAAGCGATGATCTCCCAGCTCGGCCTCGTCGGTGCGATGCAGAAGCTGATCGGCACGACTGACGGAAGCGTGGAAGCGGTCGGCAAGCTCTTCAACAACGTGCGCGCGTTGCCGGCAGTCTTCGCTTTGAGCGGTGCGCAGGCAAAGTCCTTCGAGGAAAAGCTGATTGCAATGGGAGGGGCGGCAGGCTCTTCGAAGGAAGCCTTCGGGGAACAGACGACAGGGATCGGGGAGGCTGCCTTCGAGTGGGACCGCCTGAAGCACGAGGCCGCAGGACTAGCACGAGCCATCGGCGACGAGCTGTCGAAGGCGTTCGTCGACCTGAAGCCGCAGCTCACCGGGGTCATCGACGGCATACGCGACCTCATCAAGGGGTTCTCGGAGCTCCCGCAGCCGGTGAAGGATGTCACGATCGGGCTCGGAGCATTCGTGGCGGTACTCGGTCCGGCGATTTACGCAGTTGGAACCCTCGTAGGTGTGGCAGGAACCCTGGTGAAGGGCTTCGTCGCGGTGCAGGCCGCGACTTTTGCGTTGGGCAACTCAGTTCCCGTCCTCACGGCTCGTATCTGGCTGATGGGGGGAGGCTTCAACGCACTGATGATTTCGGCCGGCGGTGCGCTGATGGTCCTCACGAAGATCGCCGCCGCGTTCGCGGTTGGCTTCGCGGTCGGCTCGATTATCCGTATGGGGCTCGAGTGGGCAGGGCTCGCGAAGTACATCGACCAGGCGTTCTCGGCCGTGCGCCAGTTCTTCATGGGCTCGAACGCCCAGCTCGAGAAGGGCACGCGGGCAACGAGTAACATGACGGCGGAGCAACGGAAGGTCTACGATGAGTTCGTTGCGACGCAGAAGAAGTTGAAGGGGGCTCTCGAGGGTAGTACTGGAGCTGTCGTAGCCGTGACGGGAGCTCAGGCGAAGCTCGGCGACGCGACGAAGACGGTAACCGCGGCCACGGACGCCGACATCGCGGCGAAGCTGAAGACGACTCAGGCCACCGACCTCCTCCAGAAGGCAACGGAGCTCTACGGAGAACAGGTGGCTGATCCGCAGTTCGCGGCGCGGATCGTCGCGCTCTACGAAGCTCAGGAGAAGGGCTCTCAGGCCGCGACGAAGGAGACGGAGCGTCACGTCGAGGCAGTCAAGTCGTTGACGAAGGCGTTGACGGACGCGGGTCAGGTGAAGGTGCAGCAGGAGGGGGTGGGAGACCTCCAGGGAGCCATCACCGCGGTCGGCGGGGCGACGAAGCTCTCACTGGACGAGCTGAAGAGGTTCACCGAGGAGTTCGCGAAGCTGGGCCCGGTAGGGCGCGCTGCCGCTGACAGCCTGAAGGAGGCCTGGACGAAGGGCAACGAGGGTGTGCAAGTGCTCTCGACCTCGACGCGACAGTTCAACGAGTACGTCGATGGTTCGTCGACTAGTTACAAAACCTTCGAGCAGCAGGTGGGGGAGGCGGCGGAGAACATCAAGAAGGATCTCGACGAACAGACGAAGGCCACCGACGTTCAGAAGGCGGCGATCGATCAGCTCTACGCCCGCGGTCTGATCAGCGGGGCTCAGTACGACGAGCTCCTGAAGAAGGTCGGCATCGACACCGGTAAGGTCGTGCAGGAGACCGAGTCGTGGGCTGAGAAGTTCGCCCGCGTTGCCGAGGGTCTGACGCTCCTCGCGAGCATCGGCGGGACGTTGGGCGAGATCGCTGATGTTCTTGCCGCAGGAGCACAAGCTGCATCCAACTACGACACACGCCTGAAGGACCTGGGGACGGCCCTCGCCGCGGGGAAGATCAGCCAGGAGGAGTTCTCCGACGAGAAGTTCGTCGCGCAGATCGGCCTCGCCGCGGCTGCTGCGACGATGCTCGGCTCGGCGCTTGCGAAGAGCACGAACGCTACCATCGCGCAGGCAGGTGCGGCACTCCAGGGCGCGGCCGCTGGCATGAAGATGGGCGCGACCTTCGGACCGATCGGCGCGGGCATCGGAGCGGCCGTCGGTGGGATCATGGGCTTCATCTCCGCTGGCAAGAAGATGAAGGCTGAGGTCACGAAGCTCTACGACGAGTTCGTGAAGTCTGCCGGAGGGATGGAAAAGCTCAAGGACAAGGCTGAGCAGGCTGGCGTAAGCCTCGAAGCCGTCTTCAAGAACAAGGGAACGAAGAACGTCAACGCGATGAAGAAGGCCGTCGAGGAGGCGAACGCGAAGATGGATGCCTTTGACGACCTCCTCCAGGAGGTAAGCGCGAAGGACCTGACTGAGCTTACAATCAGGGCCGCCGAGGCCGGCGTATCGCTGCAGGCCATCTGGGACGCGAAGACGGTAGAGGAGTACCAAGCTGCCGTAGACGAGGTCAAGGGCAAGATGGACCTCTGGCAGCAGGCCAGCGACGCGCTGAACGAAGCGATGGACCGCTACGGTATCAGCATCGAGGAGCTGGGCCCCAAGTTCGCGCAGCAGAAGCTGAACGAGCAAGCGGCGACGCTGATCCAGGATTGGCAGCTCCTCGCTGGCGTCGGCGTCGACATCAACACGCTCATCGACAAGATGGGCCCGTCGATGAACGACTTCGTGAACACGGCGATAGCCGCAGGCGCGACGATCCCCGAGGCGCTGCGTCCATCGCTCGACGCGATGTTCAAGGCGGGCAAGCTCCTGCACGAGGACGGTCGAGCGTTCACCGAGGCCGAGTATCAGGCGCTGAGCTTCGGGAAGACGCAAGAGGAGATGTTCGACTCGCTGATCGAGAAGATCACGTCACTCGTGAACGCGCTCCTCGGGATCCCGGACGTGGACTACGACGTCACGCAACACAATAGAACCGAGGGTCAGCAGGACGAGCACCCACCGCATCCTGGAGGTCCGCCCGAGGAAATGGCTGTAGGCGACGTGGTGACGTCTCCTACGCTCGCGGTGGTCGGCGAGGCTGGACCGGAGGTCGTCATGCCGCTGGATCAGCTCGCGGCGATTCGCGCTGGTGCAGGCGGGAGCGACTCGGCCGCCATCGTAGCAGCTATCGAGAGTCTGAAGTTGTTCCTGCCCAACGAGATGATGCGTGCGATGCGCGCGGCCAGCGCGCTGAGGCCCAACTAAGTGAGCCTCATCATCGATCCGCTGACGCTGTCGCCGAGCGGCTGGTACCGTGCTGATTCGCTGACGCAGAACGATGGTACGGGCGTGGCTTCGTGGACCGACTCCTCGGGCAACGGGCGGACGCTCGCGCAGGGTACTGCAGCACGCCAGCCGCTCTACTACCGGCACGGCCGTAACGGCAAGTCCTTCCTGCGGTTCGACGGCTCGAACGACTACTTCACCAGTGCTGTGAACGCCTCCGTCTTCCTCGGTGCGGAGGGCATCGGTACGATCTTCGTCGTCGCGGTGCGCTCGGACATCGATTCGGTACCTGATTCGCTCGACGTGATGTGGGGCGTGGACGTAGTCGGCGGCACGTACTTCGGTTTGAACTACGGCCTCGATGCCTTCCACCCGTATGAAACGCTGGATAGCGTCATCGATGCGGTGGGCGCGGGCGATTTTGCTAGGCTGCGGCTCAACGGTCGACTCTTCGGACGAACGTTGAACTCGGAGCCGCTGAACGGCCACAGTGTTTACTTCTGGCAACACGACAAGGTTGGTAGCTCTCACTACGTGCGCGTCGGGAAGGACAATCTGGATGACGCTGGGCTTACCTCGGCAGCAGGGGCTGTTGACGCCGGGCTCGCCAATCCAATTATCGTAGGCGCCCGCGGGAATGGCAGCCCAGCGGTTAACGCTTGGTTCGGCGACATTTATGAGGTCATCATCTTTCCGACGGTACTGACTCAGGCTCAGCGTCGCGGCGTCCAGCTGTATCTCACGAACAAGTACGCGCTGGCCTACAAGTCGGGCATCGACTACGCGCTAGGTGACGCGGTGATCACGTACCGCGTCGAGGCGAAGCTGCCGACGACCGAGATCCAGCACGACAATTCCGTCCACCTCTCGAAGGCGTGGGCACAGACTGCGCCGATGCCAGGACCGAGGCTGTGGCTGCGAGCTGACGACCTGGCGCTCGCGGACGGGGCCGCGGTCGCTACGTGGCCCGACGCATCGGGGTACGGGAACGACGTAGCTCAAGCGAACGCCGCAAAGCGGCCCGCCTACAAGGTGAACATCTTCGGGACACAACCTGCCGTGCTGTTCGACGGCACGAGTGACCTTCTCGCGACGAGCGTCAACCTCGACACGCTGCTCGGCAAGGACGGTCGAGGCACCGTCTTCGTCGTCGCCAAGCCCACGAGCTTCGGGTTCGCCGCGCACATGGTTCTTCTCTGCGCGCCCGGAGGAGGCGGAGGCGTCTACCCAACCGGGATGTACGTGGATGACCAGGACATCCTCGGCGCCTTCTATCAGGCTGTGAACTTCGACGGGAGCACGGACACTGCAATCTACGGCCTGGGTGGGATGGGTCTGTCGAACGTGTACGTCTGGATGCACGACATTGCCGGCAGCGTGATGCTCGACGCGAAGGTGTACGGTGCCGTCGACCGGATCGAGGCTGCGGTCTACGCGAGCACGGCGACGGGCGCGTCGACCGGGCACAATGGCGTCCTGTCCATCGGCGGGCAGGACACGTTGGTCGAGTACCTCAAGGGTTACATCGCCGAGGTCATCGTCTACGACTACGTGATGAACGACTCGCAGCGGGCACACGTATTCGCTTACCTCTCGAATAAGTACGGCACGACGTACCCGGCGACAGGCGACAAGCAGCCGGTCTGGCTTGACGTGACCGGGGACGTTCGCGCCGACCCGATCGGTCTAGGGTATGGTATCAGCGGCAGCCGCTTCTCCGATCGTGTAGCGGCGGGCGGCAAGCTCTCGTTGGTGATGCGAAACTCCGAGGACAACAGCGCATCAACCATCGGCTACTACTCACCGAACCATCCGTCGCACCGTGCGGGCTGGCGACTCGGCGTTCCACTGCGGACACCCTTTACCTTCTACGGTACGACGTACTACAAGTGGCGCGGGCGGCTGACCGACGTTCATCCGATTGCCGGCAAGGAGGACTACGGAGCACCCATCGCCGGCGCCGACTACATGGACGAGCTGAATCGCACGACCGTGCCGAGGATCGCGGTGCAGACTAATGTGCGCGCAGACGACGTGCTTGGCAAGATCCTGCTTTACGTCCCGCGACTCCCGGAGAACTGGTTCTTTGAGAGGGGCAGCGACGTTTACCCGTTCGCCTTCGACAACACGCAGGACGAGCGTATGGGCGCGCTCGCGGAGTTCAACCGAGTCGTGATGTCGGAGCTGGGCGCGGGCTACGTGCGGGGCGACGACGTGCTGGGCGGCGAGCTGTACTTCGAGAACCGGTTCCACCGGAACCTCGGAAGTCCCGTCATGTGGGACACCTCGAGGTTCTTCGGCCTGGACCCAGTCTACGGCATGGACAACGTTACGAACCGCGCGGTCGCGACGCTGCACCCGCGGCGCGTGGACGCCGCCGCGACCCACACCTTGTTCTCGCTGGGTAGCACGACGCAGTCGATTCCGCGAGGTGTGACGATCGAGTTTGACGCACAGTATCGCGATCCGAGCAACGGCCGGTACGTGCGCATTGGCGGTGACTCGATGGTCGTGCCCGTCGCCGGAACGGACTACGTGTTTACTACAACGGACGGCCTCGTGGCGACCGGCCAGCTGGACGTCCTATCTCCGGCAGTGGCCGGCGACTTCGGCGCGAACTCGACGAAGGTGCGGATCAAGAACAACGGGCCGAAGGATGGCACGCTGACGAAGTTCGAGCTGCGCGGCAAGGGTCTGTACTCGTTCGAGCCCATCGTAGCCGACGTGAAGGACGTGGACAGCGTCGAGGAGTTCGGAGAGCAGGCTGAAACCTTCGACATGCCGTACCAAGTCGATGCGACGCTGGGCTTCGACGCGGTGTCGTTCGTCGTCTCGAAGAACAAGGATCCGTTCACGCGTGTCCCGAGCGTCTCGTTCTTCGCGGATACTGACTCGCAAGCTGCGATGCACGCACTGGCGCGAGAGATCGGAGACCGTATCAGCGTCACCGAGAGCACCTCGGGTCTCGTCGCGGTCGAGTACTTCATCCAGTCGATCAGGATGGTCGTAACACAGGAGCGGAAGATCGTCGTGATGTGGGAGCTCGCACCCGCCGACGCGACCGACTATTGGATCCTCGGAGTGCCGGGTCGCAGCGAGCTGGGTGTGACGACGGTCCTCGGCTTCGGCGGCGGGAGCTAAAGGAGGGAGTCGTGCTTGAAATAGACACGCCGACGTCATCGGACGCGCCGTGGCTCGTGATGCACGGGCCGCACCGCGCCTGGTACCAGCGGGCCGCTCTCGTCGGCGACTTCAGGCCGGGGCGGCCGCCGAGGCCCGAGTATGTCGTGCATTCGGACGGGCGCGCGCCCGACCTGGGAGCACCGCCGCTCTGCGAAGGGTGTGGGCAAGTCCCGATGGTCGAGGATCTCGAGCTCGTGGAGCGTGCGACGAACCGCGGTGAGTTCCTGCGGCCCTACCGCGAGGGACGACAGCGCTGGTTGGAGCCGACGCGGGACGAAACGTGCGCCTGGTGCAACACGCCTGGGATGCCCCTCGCGGTCGACGCGTACGTCAAGCTGTGCTTCGTCTGCGAGGCGGTACTCGCGGGGCGTATCGCGCCACCGCAGATCGTTCCGACGAACCTGCACCGTGTGAGGTAGCTGATGGCCTGGCCGTCGGGAGGACCGCGGACGTGGGTGGACGGCGAACTAGTCACCGCCTCGCTGTTCAACGCGCACGTCCGCGACGTGACCTACCTCCTCAAGACGAACATCGACGACGCAGGTGCGTTCTACACCGGCCTGCAGTCGTTTGGCTTCAGCGCGGGCCAGGGTAATGCAGGAGGCGGCGGCGATACTCAACTGACGTCGTACGACGTGGTGATCCCCGCGAACCACATGGACCAGCCTGGTGACTGTCTCGTCGTGCGAGCCACGCTGGCGAACTCGGGCGTAGCCGGTAACCGAACTTGCAAGATGCAGGTCGGGGGCGGAACGCTGATCACGCTGTTCACGGTCAACGTGGTGACTCCCTCCATCATCTACATGCGGATCGAATTGAGACGGCGTCTAGTGACGACAGGATCGTTGCAAGGCCAGACCGACACCGGTGCGCACCTCGGTGCCATCGCTAACGCCATCTTCTCGGCGGCTGCGCTCGGGGCCGTCGACTGGACGGTGGCACAGACGCTCAAGGTCTTCCTCGCCGCCGCGAACGCGAACGACATCTTCATGACCGACTACATCGTGGACTCCCTGCGGGGCACGGTCGGGGCACTGGTGTAGCTATGGCTTGGAGCGAGAAGACGTGGGTCGCTGGGGAGCTCGTGACACACTCCATGATGAACAGCTTCTTGAAGGCGAACCTCGACCTGCTGAAGACGAACATCGACAACGACGGCTCGGTGCGCCACGGGATCAAGGTCTTCGCCTGGGGCGGAACCGGCCAGGGCAACGGGGCGGGCCCGGTCGACACGCCACTCACGTCCTACGACACCACGATCCCAGCAGGATTCCTCTCGGTCGCCGGTGCAGCTCTCGTTCTCGAGGTTCTCTGGGTGACCTCGGCGCAGGCCGGGACGAAGGTGGCGAAGCTGCAGCTCGGGGGCGGGACGCTCGCAACGATCTTGAGTACGACCGCCGTTAGCACCATCATCTTGATGACGTTGATCCTCAGGGGCCGCACGTCGACAACGGGCTCGATCTCGGGACTTGTACAGGGCTCGACCGCGAACCTCGCCGCGCTGACCATAGCCTTCCGCGCGAACCTCGGGCTCGCCGGCCTGACCAACGGAGCGTCCCAGCTGCTGCGGTTCTTCGCCAACGCGACGGTCGCGAACGAGCTGAAGCTCGCGGAGCTAAGCGTGATCGGCTCGCGAGCGCTGCAAGGAGCGACGGTATGAGCTGGACGGCGCCGCGCGTCTGGGTCCACGGCGAGCTGGTCACCGCGGCTCTCAAGAACGTCCACATCCGCGACAACGTCCTCGTCTTGAAAACGAACATCGACGACGAGGGAGCGCCGCGCGTCCAGCGGTCCGCGTTCGGGTTCAGTGCGGGTCAAGGCAACGGTGCCGTGACCGGCGCCTTCGTGGAGCTGACGAGCTACGCGGTCATCATCCCCGCGGGCTACCTCAACGTCGCGGGCGACGGGCTACTGATCTCCGGGCTCTTCGTGATGTCGGGGGCGGCGACGGCGAAGAACGTGTACTTCTCCATCGGTACTTCACCTCTCGCGACCGTGTGGACGGGTGCGGAGGTAACGACCAGACTCACCTTCCGGCTGCTGCTGCGCCGACGCACGTCCACGACTGCAGTCGTCACAGGCGTTTTCAACCAGTGGAACGCGCCCGCGCCTGTTGGTCTCACGGTGTGGAAGCTCACCGCCGCCGCGCTGGCCGGCGGTGACATGGACTTCACGCTCCAGAAGAACCTCAGGATCTGGGTGTTCTGCGCAGGTGCGAACGATCTCCTGCTGACGGACTACTACGTCTGCGGCTTCCGTGCTAAGACGGGCGTTCTAGTTCCGTAGTCCTTGCTGCGCAGGTCTATGAACCACGTGGGCTCGCCGTTTCTGCCGCCCGAAGGTCCTTGCTTCGTGACAGCTGTTCATGAAGACGTCGACGTGGTTTCCACGAACCTTCCCTCCGACGTCGTGGACCATGCGCTCGCCCAAGCCCTCGATGTAGATGATCGAGCCGATGGGCAGGACGGCGGGGTCCGCTGCGATCGTGAAGCCGGCGACGGGCTGTGTGCCTGCTCGAGTCGGGTGCGCCGGCCGCACATCGCAGCCGACGGCGTACGCGGTGACAACGAACAGTGCTTCGAACGGAGTCATCGTTCCTCCCTTTCCTACCCGGTCCTATTCAGGTCGGGCACGATCGACAGGTCCCAGCCGAAGCGCTTTGCCTTGGGTATCGCTTCTTCCCAGTCTCGGCGCTTCGTGAAGTACGCCTTCGGATCGCGCGCGATCTTGTCCCAGCGCCGTTCTTCGTCCGCGCGGTAGGCCTGTCGCTTCGCTCGCCGTTTCTCCTCCGTAAGGAGTGCACGGACGAGTTCTTCGCGTGCGGCGTCGTCGTCGCTCACCGGTTCCACTCCGCGATCATCTTCGCACAGTCCATCATGATCTGGGACCTCTGGATGAGCGCCCGCTGCATTGCCGAGCCCGGCTGTGTGCTGTCGAGGTCCGCGGCGACCTTTGCGACCTTGATGGATTGGTCCGCGAGGAACTTCACTGCGTCTGTAGCCGACTTCACGCCGCTCATTACCACTCCCTTTCATAGGTGTGCGTAGCACACCGCTCTTCCCGGAAGTCGACGTGCCGCTGCAGGCCGCTCGCTTCGAGGGCGTGTACTGCCCGCGAGCGATCTGCGTCGGCGAGACACAGCTCGTTCCTGACTGCTCGGGCAAGGCGGTGCTCGCCCTCGTGCTCGAGGGCCTTCGCGAGGTCGTGCCTCTCGCTGAGCGACCGGAATGGACCTTGGATCTTGGTCCTCGTTGCCATGTTCCCGCGTTCTTCCTTCCTGGCGGCCAAGCCGCCCCACCTGCTGTATTATACCACAAAGGGTAGGACGTCTGCAAGGGACGTCGGGGGTCCTCCTTTCCTGAAAAGAGGTACGCAGGCTGACCGGGCCCTCGCTCGGCTAAACAGGTCAAAGCACCTGCCCTCTTACCGAAGGCGTGACCGGTGGCCGACTTCGCCTCGGACGAGCTGGGACTCGCTCGGCCGCTTTCCTCTCTTTGGACCGCCACGTCCTCGTAAGTCGTTGATTCTAAACGGCCACCCGGCTAAGTCCTTTGTTTTCAATGACTTCCATAGGACCTGTCCCTCATCGATTAGGTGACCGACGTCGGGATAACTTTTATGCCCAGCTTTTTCCTGTTCGGCTAACCCCTTTGTTTTCAACGTCTTACAAGAAAAGCGTTGGCCCCCCGGGCGGATTTTTCGGAACGGCGGATATTGGAAGTAGAGAGAAGGGCAGCAGGAAAGAAGGGCAGCCAGCAAGAGCCCAGCCGGCAGCCGGAACCCGAGCGAAGGGCAGCAGGGACGGGAACGAACCAGAGCAGCGCCCGATGAGAGGCTGGCCGAGGTCCCCCGAACCGAAGAGCGGCCGAGGGCAGAGCCCGGTAAGCCGCGAGTCCCGCGCGAGCGGGGCTGAGCACAGCAGAGCACAGGCGATAAACCAGAGGTTGCCGACCATGCAGGCGCGGGGTTCAGGACCGCGGCTAGACGAGGGTGGGGCCCGAGCGGATCGCCGGAGCATCAGCGAGGCGGGGAAAAGCAATTAAAGCGCAAGCGCGCAGAACCCCGCGGAGCAGACGAACAGCATTCATCATTCTCCTAGTCGTCTTCACCCCTCGGCGAGAGCCGGGGAGGTTTGGTGAGGGCGGCGAGCGCCGAGAGCGAGCTCGAACTGCAGACACAGACAGCATACGACGCCGCCGTAAACCACATGTCCAGTCCCAAGTCTGGACGAGGAGGAAGACATGACGAAGCACGAGGCATTCAAGAGAGCGAAGGAGCTCAGGGCCGAGGGCCGTACGGTGAAGGTCGTCCTCGTCCAGGGCGTCGCCACGGTGCCGGGGCGCGGTCTCGAGCCGGTGCGGTACTACGATGTCCGCGATGCGGAGCCGTGCGGTTCAGGTTGGACGAACGACCGCTGCACGAAGCCGCTCGGTCACAGCGGCCGTCACTCGAACGAGTAGGAAGCGAAGTAGGAAGGCGAGGGGGTGCGGCTCCGCCGCATCTAAACCACACGCGCGGTCCCAAGTCCGCGCAAAGGAGAAGAGAAAATGACGATCGAGAACACGAACAGCGACGGCGTGGTCGAGCTCAGCCTGACGGCGCACGACCTCGAGGACCGCAGCCGCAACGCGAGCTCGCTCCGGCAGCTCACGCAGGAGATCCGCTACGCGTTCGTGCACGGCACGACGGTCAAGACGCTCGCGGCGCGCTACGGCGCGTCCTACGAGTGGGTCCGCCGGATCGCGAAGAACGTCGCGTACGACTACGACGACGCGACGATCGAGCTCGTGAACGAGAACGAGCCGGTGGCGGTGACGTTCTGAGGAAGGTGAGGGCAGGGGTGTGAGCCCCTGTAAACCGCACGGACGGTCCCAAGCCCGTCCACAACGCGGAGGGAGAGAACGATGAGCCCGAAGAAGCTGACCGAGGCCGAGGTGCGTGCCGAGTTCGCGAAGATCGAGGCGAAGCGCGTGGCCCAGAAGGCCCGGCGCCAGACCCCGGAGTTCAAGGCGAAGCAGTCGGCCCGGAACAAGGCCAAGGGCGAGCAGCGCAAGCAGGTGCTCGCCGAGGCCGCGAAGCTGGGCCTGAAGCTCGGCTAGGTCGAGTCGGACCACTCGCGGGAACGCGGGAAGGTGAGGGACGCGTACGGCAAGCCAACCCGTACGCGTTAAACCACAGCTCGAGTCCCAAGTCTCGAGTGTTGAAGGTCGATGGTAGGTTCGGCGCTGATGCCCCGAGCGCCTCAGAGGCGGGCGAGCCTCGAGGAAGAGCCGGGAAAAGCGGGAGCCCACCACGGACCGTCAAACCGGAGGGAGAAACAGATGGAGAAGATCACGTTCACGATGACCGACCCCGACCCGAAGAAGCACTCGGTCAAGTTCGCGGTCTCGACGATCGAGAACGTCGGGGAGGGCCAGGGCTGCGTGCCCGAGGACATCGCGAAGACGATGCGGCACGCGCAGTTCTACATCCCCAGGCCGTTCGCGGAGAACGCGCAGGAGCTGAAGGTCACCATCGAGGTCGTGCGGTGAGGGCGTGCCTGGGCTCAGGCCCAGGCCGTAAACCACAGTCCGAGTCCCAAGTCTCGGACGAAGGAGGACAGATGACGCCGGAGGACTTCGTCCGCAAGTACGGGACGGAAGGACTGAGCTGGGTGGTAGCCCAGTTCATTCAAAGGGCACCGGAGTTCAAGGGTGACACGGTCCTCGCAAAGACGCTAGGCGAGATGACCGCGGACCTCGAATCTGCGTTGGCTGTCGTGCTCGACCGCGAGCAAACGCTTCGTAGGGGGTGAGGGCAGCCCGAAAGGGCTGTAAACCACAAGGCAGGTCCCAAGTCCTGCCTGCGGAGAAAGAGAGGGAAGATGATCCGCTGCGAAAGCTGCGGGAAGCTCTCTGCGCGGCGGGAACGCACGTTCCTCCGCGTCGTGGAGACCCGCGTGAGGCACTACGACAACGGCGGTGTGGGCACGGAGACCGTTCAGGAGATCCGGGTCTGCAGGGCCTGCCGCGACGACGAGACGAGGAGGAAGGCCTATGCCCGCTGACGATACGAAGGCGGCGAAGCCGATCACGTTCCCGTACAAGACCCTCGAAGCTGCGTCGAAGGACCACTTCAAGAAGATCGGGGGACCTGAGAAGGCCTTCGCGCTCCTCGTGAAGGGGTTCAAGACGGTTGCCTGGCGCAAGCGGACCGAGACGTCCGCACGTGTGAGGGAGGAAGGAGACTTCGAGGAGGACATCGACTGAAGGTCAGACGGTAGGGCTCGAGGAGGCGAAGCCTCGAACCCCACTGCGGACCGTCAGAGAAGGAGAAAGAGATGAAGAAGGCGCTGACGTTGCTCGCGCTCATGGCATTCGCTGTGTCCTCGAGCGCGAACGTGTTGGTCGGAACACCCCGAAGCATGCGTCCACCACAGACGCCGTGGACCTGCGAGTCGTCCACACTGATCTGGCACGTCGTCGGAGACACTGTCTACGTGACGACGTTCTGGGAGTCGCTGGACGACTTCGCCGTGCTCGAGGTTGTGGGACCTGGAGGTTTCCACACGACGCTTCTGCCGCCGGTTCCCGGCTGGTCGGAGCCCGTCGGCACGGACCTCGAACCAGGCATCTACGCTGGGACACTGTCGGTGTTCGGTCCAGGGGAACAGTGTGTCGGGACGTCTTACTTCGTAGTGATTCGGAGAAAGCGCTGAAGGGTCGACGACAGCTCGTCCGCACCGCGCGGATGGGCTACCGCGGACCGTTCAGGTCGAAGGGAGGATGATGACATGGAGTTCAACCACACCGAGAGCTCTTGATGAGCCGCGACGTTGTCTCGACCCACTACCACCAACGCCGCTTCCGCGAGTGCCCTGTGTGCCAGGGGGTCATCGATCGCGAACACACCGAAGCACTGCTCATGGAAGCGACGGCGCAAGAGCTTGAAGCGACATTCCGTCGAGCCTACGCCTTTACCCAACAGGACGTGGATTTTGTAATACTGCCGGCGAGGAACGGTGGCCCGAATGACACCCAACCGCCGGAGAGGAGGAAGTGATGCTGGACCTGGGAACCCCTGCGCCCCCGCGCTGGCGCTTCGTCGTGAAGTGCAGGCAGTGCGGGCGGAAGTTCAACACGAACATCTTCGAGAGCGACTGCCCCTTCTGCTACGTCGAGCACGTCGTCGGTGCTATGATCGTCTGGCCCGAAGGGCACGAGTACGCACCGAGCGACGTTCCGACGACGCCCCTGCCGAAGGGCGACGACATCGACGAGGCGTTCGCCGACTGGACCGCCCTCAGCAAGATCGGGTGATGGGTGCTGTTCGTCCGCTTTTACCGCTGGTGCTTCGCTTCGAGCTCGCGGACCGTCTCGAAGTAGTCCTCCGATGCGTGGAGCTTCTGCTCGAGCGTGCGTCGATGCATGCCCAGCCTCTGCGCTGCCTGCTTGAGCCCCTCGGCTCGAATCTGCGCGATCTGCGCCTCCGAGAATGCGATGCTCCGCTTTCGCGGGCCTCCGGGTCTACGAATGGGCACGCCTGTCCGGATCAGGGCTTTACGGACGACGCGCGGCGCAACCCCGAACTTCCCTGCGAGTTCGAAGATTGTCATTTGCCGATCGGAGTACAGGCGTACCCACATCTCTGTCTCCGACTTGTAGCGTAGGCGCTTCGCGATGCTCGGCCAGTCGATGAAGGTCTGGGGTCGTCCACGCATGGAGCTAGTCCTCCCCTCGGAGAATGTGGAGAAGAGAGATGATGTTCTCTCGGGCAAGCCTCTCTTGCTCGAACGTCATACTCTGGAGCTCGAGGAACTCACGTTGCGGGAAGAGACTGCGGAGGGACGAGCCGTCGTCGAAGCGTCGACCGAGCAGCGCGGCCTTGATCGGCTTCGCGGTGTCGATGGAGAACTCCGTGTCCGGGTAATCGCGGGCGATCTGCGTCCACGAGCGAAGCTCGTCGAGCGTCGAGACTCCGAGGAGGTGGATCCTACTTCGTAGGCGTGGGAGTTCCTCCCACCACTCGAGTCGGGGCTTGCGATACGGAAGACAGAGCATGTCCGACCACCACATCACGTCGAGGAGACGACTTCGAATCTCGGGCGTGTCTCCACAGAGGACGCCGACGACCTCTGCGTCCGTCGTGTATGCAGTCCGGCGGAGCAGTGTGTATTGCTCGAGCGTCCACTCCGGATCATCGATGCGATCGGGCGCGATGACGAAGTCCGCGTGTACGAGCTTTGACGCACGAAGCAGGTCCGCTGAAAGCAGAGGTTCACCGAGCTCGTGGACGGAGTTGTCGAGGATGAGTTCGCGGCCGACGGGTCGGTTCGCGTAGAACTCCGTGTATACGGAGTCCGTAAGAACCTTGTGTGCAAGCGCGAAGTCGAGGTCGGTGAGAGGACGGAGCTCGGGAAGAAGGCACGGTGGAGCCTCTGTCGTAAAACGGATCATCGTCCTCCTCCAACTGGAAATTCCTTCAAGGCTTCGATCGCGACGCCTTGCAGCTGCTCGAGCAGCCTCCCGAAGAAGTCCGCGTTGTCACAGACGCGGCTGTGGGTGTCCACGTCCTGAGATTGGAGTATAAGACGGAGGCGGAGCCCCCGTGTATGGATACCGACTTCGAGGATCATCCCTTTCTCCCTCTTCAGCTCTTGAACCCGAGATGCTTCTCCAGCTCTGCCCGACGCCTCTTCATCTCGGGGTCCTTGGACTTCGTCATTCCCCAGTTCGAACCGACGTGCACGTCGACCGGGCAATACCATCCTCCGGGATATGATGCTCGGACGGTCTCCGGGTAGGCTGAGGCCTCGACGATCTGCGGCCACTTCTGCTCCATCACATCGCGGACACAGCGTGCGACTTCGTTGACGATGTCCTTCGGAGTAACGATCACGACTTCGTCGTGCACGGTCAGACGGAGCGTCGCTTCACGTGGCAACTGGTCCTCGAGCTGGATGACTTCATCGATCATCATGTCGGCGGCGGTACTGCTCGCGGGATAGTTGTAGATTTCTGTAATCTCGCGAGTGTACCACCAACGCCGCCTCTTGAACGGGTTCGCAAGGAAGTGGTGCTTCAGCACGAAGTCCGGCAACGCTTCTCGCCACGCCCAGAACGTGGAGAACCGCTTCGCGAAGTTGCGGATGAACAGCCGGACGAAGTCGATGTCCAGCTTGTGACCGTCAGCGATGCTCTGCGCTCCTCGACCATACCCGAGACCATAGACGATGAACTTCGCGCCGTGGCGGGTTGCGTCGTCGATTTCCGAGAGAGGCTTCTGGAATGCCTCTGCAGCGACAGCGCGGTGGTTGTCGACGCCGCTTGCGAGGAGCTTGAGCCCGACCGGATCTCCGCTGAGGACCATCGCAACGCGCCACTCGATTTGCGAAGCATCAGCACTGAGCACGACGTGCTCATCATCGTCAGGCACCCAGATGTCGCGCATCTCCTCGGGCACGTTTTGAGAATTCGGGTTCTGAGAGTTGAATCTCCCATTCGCAGCCTTGCTCACACCGAAGAGCGGGTGGAGCCAACCGCTCTCGAGGCCCTCACGTAGGTATGTCGCGACCATCTTCCGTAGGTGGCGAATCTCAACAAGCGTCTGAAGCCCCACGTTCTCGGGGGCGAGAGCTGCTAGCACCTCGAGCGCCTCAGCGTTGGCTGTAGGCCTCATCCCTCTCTTCTTGTCAACGAGGTATTGCACTGGCAGTCCGAGCTTGCCGTAGAGCACCTCCATCAGCTGCTTCGGCGAGTCCAGGTTCAAGTAAGGGTCTCCAACTCCTTGCTTGAACGTCTCCTCAAGCTCGTCCGCAACTGCAGACATCCCGACCGCCCAGAACTGTGCTCGGTCTTGGTCGATGCGCATTCCCCGTTGGTGCATGCGGTGCAGAGGCAGGTGTACAGGGAGCACATGCTTGTAGTACAGATCCGTCATGTCGTAACGCTTGAGCTCGGCCTTCAGCCCGTCCTGCGGATCATACGCAGAGCGGTCGGTTGCGATGACGTCTTTCCCGCAGACGGTGTAGATGTCGTCGCGGTAGTTCTCGCGCCCCTTCCAATACTCCATATCCGTGTGGTTCGACGCGATGAAGGCAAGGTCTTTCTCTGCGCCACGTGCTCCTTGGTAGGACCCCTTGTTCTGCGAGGCGATCGACGTCTGTCCATACGACGAATTACAGAGGTGGAACGCGACCATCGTATCGAAGATGCGGCGCTTCCAGAGGTCTTCTACTGCTTGTGGGTGGGTCCAGAACCCTTCCTTCGCACCCTTCGCCTTCTCCTCCGCGAACGGGAGGTCGAAGTAGAGTATGTTCTGACCGCAGACTTCGATGCGAGGATCTGCAAGAATCGAGTCAAAGACCGCGCGAGCACGAGGGGTCCAATCGTACACGTAAGCCTGACCTGGCCCTCCGGCAATTCCGCACATGCGAATCTGATCGTGGACTGCGGAGAGACCAGTGGTCTCGAAGTCGAAGGTACAGGCGCCCCGTGCTCGTACAGCGTCGAGGAGACCTCCTGAAGTAGAAGCAGGGTCAGCCTGTCGGACAATCGTGAACGGTACACGACGGATCTCCGGGAACGCGCTTTGAGCTGCCGCGCGTGCCAGGTCGTGGACCTCGAACGCCCAGAGGTGTTGAGAGCGGATGATGAAGGCGGGATGCCACGTCGGGAAGACCTTCCGACCGTTGTATCCGGCAGTGGGGACCCCCCGGTAGAGGCCGATGCCTTTCCGTCCTGTGAGGAGCCCAAGCGGCGTGTCTCCAAGGGCGAGGATGACGTTCGCGGGCGAGCCCTCTATCTCCTCACGAACGAAGGCGTCGAAGCAGCATGCGATCTCGTCGGGAGTCGGAGTTCGGTTTCCGGGCGGCCTGCACTGAACGACGTTCCGAATGCGGACGTCGGACCGCCTGATCCCTGCATGAGCGAAGAGAACGGTGAGGACGCGACCACTCCCTCCCTGGAACGGGCCCATACGGTCCGGCCGGAAGTGGGGTGTGTCGACTTCGTCAGCTCCAGGGGCTTCGCCAAGTGCTAGGATCTTCGCGTTCTGCGGTCCCTTCGCCGGGACGATTCCCGGCTCGAGGAAGAGCGGGCAGGGTCGACACTTCTCTGGTTTTCCGAACGGATTGTCGTCGGTCGGGGCAGGTGCGGGTTCTTTCAGAGAAAAGCTGATGCTACCGACGACGTGCCCGCAGGGAACTGCAGAGCCATCTGCAGCGATTCCTTGAATCGGAGCGTCGCAGGTCTTGCATGTACCGAGGACGCTCACCAACCTCCCTCCCAGCCGGCATTCCTCATCGCCTGCTTCGCTTCGGGAATCGAGACGGAAAGACACATGAGGACTGTCTTTCGAGCATCCCCGCTTCCGTCGAACGTCCCACTCGCGATGGCGGAGCCACAGATCAGGGCGTAGAGGCACCCTATCGGAACCGTTACTGGGCGAGGATCGTCAAGAGGGTTGTTCACCGGGCGAGAACCTCTTCAAGATTCCTGATCGCGGCGTCCAGTGCAGGAGTGTCCTGATACTCGTGGATGCGATGGCCGTCCATGAAGAGAGTTACACCGAAGTAGGAGACGTACGCTTCGATCGTCCACCTGCGTTGAAGACGGAGCTCCGCAAAGCGTTGCTCGACGGTCACCGCCCCTCCTTGCACCGCGCGTGGGCCCGGAGGATCTGCACTGTGCAAGTGCGTACACGGGCGTGCTTCCGCCTCCGCTCGCCCTTTGTGTACGAACTCCATGGGCGCTCGTAGTCATACGCAGCGTGACAGAGCTCGTGCGCAAGCACGAACGCCCGTACCTGAGGACGCGCCTTCCCCCACGCGTCCGCGTCGTAAGTAAGGACCCAGCCGGGCCCCTCTCGCTCGATCATTGCGATGAGAGGCTTGTCGGAGTCGACGTCCACGTACTCGAACCCGTTCATCTTCCCGCCGGCCACAAACGTGACCGGTTCAGGAACGGACAGATGGAGCGCGAGGACATGTGCGATGAATGTCGCTGCGGTCATGCGCGTTTTCCTCCATGCCGCCACGTCCTCGTCTTGTTGTACTCCATCTTCCTGTTGATCGCGTGGACAAGATCGATGTTGTTCGCGACGCAGAAGTCCATGATCCGAATCACCGCATCCGCGAGCTCGATGGGGATGCCCTCGGGCTTCGGAACCGCTACGGTTTCAGGGTGTAGATGAGGATAGGTCTTGTCGCAGGAAGGATCTGGACACCCGGTTTCGCGCTTCGCCGTACTGTCTGTAGCCTCCCAGACCTCCGTGAGCGCGTGTCCGTCTCTCCACGCTTCGAGCGCTTCGGTGATCTCGGAGACGACGAGCAACATCTTCTCGGAGAAGACCTCGGGGCGGTCGTCCGGGACCTGCGCTGTCCAACCGTGATCACGGGAGATACGATCGTTCTCGTCCATCAGGGCATACATATTTGCCATATCGAACATCACGGCCTCCCTATGAGCTGGAAGAGCTCGGCGCGGACTGTAGGATTGAGAAGGAAGACCCCCTTCATGACGCTCGTGACCACGTCTCCGTCCGTCTTCACTCCTCGGTTCGTCATGCAGCCGTGCTTCGCTGCGAGGACCACCGCGACGCCCTTCGGCTTCAGCCGAGCGTCGAGCGACTCCGCGATCGCGTGTGCGAGGTCCTCTTGGAGAGTCGGCATGTTCAGCTGGACGTCGACGACCCGCGCGAGCTTGCTCAGACCGACGACATACTCCCCGGGGATGTAGGCGACGTACGCGGTGATGTCGACCGGCTGCAGGTGGTGTGGGCACACGGCGATGACTCTGTGCCCGCGCAGCACGATCATGTCCGATTGCTCCGCAGGGAACGCTGCCCAGCTTGCTTCGCTGGGCGTGAGCAGCTCCTTGAACATCCTCGCGACGCGCCTGGGCGTTCCCCGGAAGTTCGGGTCGTCGAGACTACAGTCCATTCCTTGCAGGAGTAGAGCAACGCCCTTCTCCATCTTCTTGAGGTCCACGCCTAGTCCTCCTTCTTCTTGCCTGTTGGCAGCGCCGCAAGAATCGCAGCGCCGAGCATCTTCTTTCGCGTCTCGTCAGCGATCGCTGTGGTCATGAGCCGGAAGAGGTACTCCTGGACCCAGACGGCGGCGTCGGCGAAGGAAGGGAATCCTTCGATTGCGAGGGAGTCGCTTAGGCGGACGGAGAATGTCCCGTCGGGTGCCTTCTCGAAGCGGATGTGAGTGGTACTGTCTTCGGTGCTCATACCGACCGCCTCCCGCACTTCATGCGTCCATTGAAGGTGTGGAACACCTTGTGTCGAAGGCACCAGATTCGGAGGGGCGGCCTCGCCCTGGTCTTCGCCTTAGCTCTCGACGGCACCCGATGCGATCGGCCTCGTGACGTTAGCCGACTGATCTCTCTTTCTACTGCGTCGAGGGTTTCGGACGCGGCTGACCTCCGTCGTAGGTCCTCCGCCCAACCTTCCAGTACTGCTAGTCGGTTCACGGAACCCTCAGGACCTTGTGCATCTGCAGCGACAGGCGTAGCTCTGGATACCTCGAGACGAGGTCGAAGCAGAGCTTCACGTTTTCCGAGTCGAGGTCGAGCCGCTGGTTCTTCGGCTGGAGGAAGACCACCCTTCCGGCCCGGGCCCAGCGGAGCGCGTCTTCGAGCGTCGGCCACCCTTCGCCAGGGCCAAGCCCAGGAACGATCACCTTGACTTCGTCCGCGACAGCGATCACGTCCTCGCGGAAGCCAGGCTTCGGGCTGACGCAGATCCATGCGCGACCTACGATCGGGAGCGCTCTCGTCCCCGACGTCTCGATGTGAACGATCTTTCGTCGTTCACTCCCCGCTACATGTGCAAGATCCAAGTAGTCCAGAAGGGGTGCGAGATTCTGGTCGAGGGGCTCGCCCCCGGTCAAGCAGATGTGCTTGTAGGGCTCTGCCCACGCGATGAGCTCGTTCGAGGAGAAGCTTCCGCCGCCCTTCCAGGGGTACTCTCGGTCGAAGTCCGTATCGCAACTCGCGCAGACCTTCTTCCCGACTGAACACCCGACGAAGCGGATGAAGGCCATGGGAGTACCTGCCCAGACTCCTTCCCCTTGGATGCTCTTGAACCGCTCTGCGATTCTGTACTGCATGTCGTCACGCTCCTCCTTGATCCGGGTTCAGCTCTGCCCCGCCGCTCCTCGGTCACGAAGACGGCTTTGCAGCGCCGGCAGACTCGCCAGCGCATGGTCGCACGTCCGTTCTCGACCGGTCGAGAGTCGACCACCCACAAGCGCGCTCCGCACTCGCAGAGCATCAGTCGACGAGCTCGACGGCGTCGATTGTCGAAGCGAAGCCCTCGTGGCCGACGGCGATCACATGCCAGAGCTCGTTCTTGTTGAGCGGCACGATCTCGTGGAGTCGGAAGCTGAACCGACGAGGCACGTGCATCTCGAGGACCATTACGGTCTTACCTTTGTGGAACCGGAACCTGATCCGCATCGGTCGTACCTCCTAGGCGGCTCGCCTCCTGAGGGAGCCCGGAAGGAGGCGAGCCGGAACGAGGTGCGACCTTACGACTCGGGGCAGTCAAAGTACGAAGCGTGGCTCACGTCAGGACAAACGCAGTTCGCGCCGGCCGGGCAGTCAAGAGGAATCCCGCACTGCGCGGCGCAATACTGGAGCCCGTCCTCGACGTTGAGGTGGTACGTGTACTTCGTCGCAGCCTTGATCAGTAGGACCTTCGCGTCGCGAGTTGCGAAGACGCAGTTGCTCTCGAAGCCTTCGTCCTTCGTCACGAAGGTGTAGGGTCCGGGGTCGACGTTCTCGTTGACCCACGCGGTTTCAGTCGCGACGCTCGAGTTCGGAAGCTCGAAGAGCTGCCCCGCTTGGCTCGTCGCGGGAACGTCGTCGCACCCGGGCGGCGGCGTTGGAGATGGAGATGGACTTGGACTCGGGGAAGGCGAGGGTGACGGAGACGGACTCGGGGAAGGAGACGGGCTTGGACTGGGCGATGGACTCGGGCTTGGACTGGGCGACGGCGTCGGACACGGGTTCGCGTACTCGAGGAACTTGTACGCGAGGAGCCCGCCGCCCGTACGCCCGCAGTCGAACTGGAAGAGGCCACGACACAGCTGAAGCCTCGTCGTGACCGGGAAGTCGGCCACGTTGTTGGGCACGTTCATCGTGACGTCGAGCAGGTGCTCCTGCTTCTCGTAGTTTGCAGGGTCTGACCGATCGAGCACCTTCGAGACTCGGTAGCGGATCAGCACGTCGCGCCCGAGCCTGTTCGTCACGTAGCAGACCTCGCGTCCGAAGTAGGCGGTCAGCTTCGGGTCGACCTCGACCTGCGCATCCAGGCGCGGATCGGCTACACCCGCATCGGCGACGCCCGTCGTCGGGACGACGATCGGCGCCTCCTCTTCAGGCTGTGAGGTTGGCGATCCTCCCCCACGTCCGCACGCCTGCTGGTACGTCACGAGCAGCAGCGCCGTTGCACCGACCGCCCAGGCGATCCTGAGCCGGTCGCTACGACGTCGTCCGAACGAGCGTCTGTTCATCATCACACCCCTCCTTCTAACCGCAGTGCACTGTAACTGGACCGCCGGTCACTGCGATGTCGGCGGTTACTTGATCGTCCGAAGAGCGACGGACCAGCTGCTTGAGAAAGCACTGGCCGCTCCAGCTCCAGCCCGAAGGCCGGTGACCGAGCCTGAACTCGACTACGTCCTTCATCTCGAGCAGCGCCTGGAGCTTGTCCTCGGGAACGTCGCCCGTGAAGCCCAGGCGAACCTCAGGCGGTCCGATCGGGATGAACTTCTCGAACGGATCGTCGAACGTCGTTACGTCGAGCATCCGCTGGTCGAGCGTCGGTGGTTCAACGATGTTGAGCCACGGACCGAAGTCGACGCCTCCGAGCTCGAAGAAGAACTCGGACTCGTACTTCTCGCGTAGGTACTCGACGATGCGTTCGCCCTCAGTCGGGGCTCGGATCAGGTACTCTGGCAGGAGCAGCGATCCGCCCGTCACGATGCCGAGGAGCTTGAGGAACGACCGACGCTCCATCATCGGCGCACCAGCACTACCATGGTAGCTATGACCGCGATCCAACTCAAGACGCACAGGACCGGTATGAGTAGGCAGCCCCATCCGGATCTCCCCCGTTCGTCCTCCAGGTCGGCTTGGATCTCGCGCCACTCATCGTCGTCTAGGTGGATCATGTTCGTGGCCTGCTCTTATACTCGCAAAGAGCGTTTACACACTCTCCGCAGAAGTGCAGGATCTGCCCCGCATGGTCCTCGCAGACGAGGTGCCCGCAGAGTGTGCACCGCTTGTACGAATGCTCACTGCAGAAGCAGCAGAGAGAACCCGTACTCGAGCAGGGTGTTGCTTGAGGGATTTTCACTCGCCTATACTCCTCTGAATCGCTCGAGCTCGATCTCGTTGAGCGAGCGCTCGAGCGTGGACACGATAGGGTTTTCGGGTCCGCGCGAAGTGACAACCTCTCGCTTCGAGATGAACCGAGCGACCTCGATTACACGGACCGTACCGGTGGGAAGCTCTCCGTCAGGTAGAGTCTCGGTCGGCGTGTCTCGAAGTTGAACTCGCACCTCCCAAGAGTCGTGGTGCTTCTGCATCCAGAGGTGCCAGTACTGCTTACTTAGTCGCTCGAGGTGTGCAAGTACAGTCTCGAGTGCTTGAGCGTGCCCGTCGCCTCCTGAGCCGCGAAGTCCTGGAATCGTCTGCTCGCGCACGACCTTCACCGCCTCTGCAACGTTCATCACTTCCCCTCCGGGCTCGCGGCGAGGAACTCCAGTGCCTCTTCGATACCGTTGACGAGCATTCCCTTACCCTCTTCATAGCGGGGATTCGTCGGCTCATCGGCGAAGGAGAGAATGCGGGCGAGTCCCTCGGCAATGTCGTATGCGGCCTGTCGTGCGCTCATGGCTTCGCCTCCGGGTTCGCGGGCTGCGCGGCGGCGAGGGCGCGATGCAGCTCTTCAGTACATACGCGCTTGACCAGACCCTCATTGGCAGAGCCCCTGAACCACTCGGTAATGCTCTGCTCTTCTTCAAGAAGCGCAGCACGAAGCGCCCTCGTATCTGACTCTTGCGGTGCGTCCCGCGGGGCAGCGAGGCTTTTGATCGTGGCCTGCAGCTTCCGCAGGAGCGCGTGATCGTGCGGCTTGTCCTTCGCACGGGCTCGGCTGTGGTACTGCTCGGCATCGGTAAGCGCGTCGAGTGCCTCCGCCACCTCGGCCTCGCGCTCACGGTAGCCAGCCAACTCGCGAGCGTGCATCTCGGCTGTCGCATTGACCCACGATTCCATCATCAGAGCCGCGTCGTGGCAGACATTGAGCACCTCGGCTCGTTCCTCCACGAGCTGTGCCTCGGCCTTGTCTGCTCTCGAATCCGCTTGCGTCGCGGCTTCCTGGAGTTGTGCGAATCGATCCTGTGCTAGTTGCAGCCGACCGAACATGAGGAGTCCGATGCATCGTCCACACAGAAGTCCCC